ACCCACACCCCCCCCCCCCCCCCCGGGGGGGGGGGGGGCCGGAAGATGTTTTTCAATCTAGATATATCATACTCCTTTTTTGTAATGAAGAACATCAGCTATTCTGTCACTTTTTGTAATGAAAGATTTTCAATGTTTTTATATGACATTCATTACATTTGTCATGCCAAGTAGTATGACATTTGTAATATTTTGTCATATTTTATGACATTTGATGTGATTGTAATGGTGTTTCATATGATTGTCATGCTGAAAAGCTGATGAAAGTAATTAAAATGTGTAACATTATACAAGAATGAATGTCACATTATACAACCTGACATTTGACTCTTTTTATCATGATTTTTATTTCCAGCAGTGGACAAAGCCCGAAAATAATTTTTGGGGAAAATTTGAAAATCATTTTCGGCGGCTCCCAGCTCTCCGGTTCCCTGTGCACAATTCACACCGATTACGTTAATTGTCTACAAACTGAAAATCTAAAAGTTTAACAATTAACACCTGTTATCTGCACAACTGCACACCTGACCACCACCAAGAAACTGCTAGAAACTGGGCTATTCTCCTCTCAGACAAAACATGTTATAATTAAACAGGCAGCCGGTCTGCAGTTCTACTCGCACCTTTGCCTCTCCACGCTTTCGCGTGAAAACCCTGCTGGCAATGACCAAGGAGCACCATGCCCTCTTACGATTTACTTCACCACACTGCCCAAGAGCAACATTTGACCGACCTTGAGCTGCGTTTTGTTATGCAATACTTAATTCATTTCAATGCAAAACGAGCCGCCGCAGAGGCGGGGTACAATAGTGATCGACCTGGCGGCATAGCCGCTGAACTACTGCATAAACCCTATATCGTCAACGTCATCAAACAACGAATGAAAGACATGGTGATGGACGCCGACGAGGCCCTCGCCCGCTTAGCAGCCATTGCCCGGGCGGACATAACCGACTTTTACACTCTAAACCCTGCTACTGGTTTTTGGGAACCCGACATCCAGAGAATCAAAGACTCTGGAATGGGCTTCCTCGTTCGCAAAATTGAGCAAAACCGCTTCGGGACGTTAAACGTGGAATTCTACTCCGCCACAGAAGCTATCCAATTAATCGCTAAGAATTTGGGCCTGCTTAAAGACGTGCCGCAGATCAACTTGAACGTGGCCCTTGGTGAATGGGCCCAATTCGTCAAGAAAGCCCGTGAACTGCCCCAGCCGGTTTCCAAGCTGCCGCCCGGTGCGGAAGAGGCTTACGCAAAACTCCGCCGTGACGTGGCGAACGCCGACATCGACCCCATGTCCATCGGCCACTCCATCGATTCCATCGGAGATCCCACGCAACCCCTGCCAGACTCCACTTTGGCGGACATCATCGATGGCACCTTCACCGACAAACCCACCACCGAAACCGACTAATGCAGCAGTCCCAAACCCTCACGGACTCCGACATCGACGCCTCTCTCCGCGAGGCGGAAATCTCACCCGCTGACGTGCTCTTCGATCCCGAAGAATTCGCTGCCCATTTCCTGTGGATTCTCAACAAACAAAAGCAATCCACCCTGCTCCGCTACAACGCCGCCCAACGCCACTTCATGGCCCACCGAACTGGGCGTGACTTAATACTTAAAGCTCGCCAACTGGGTTTCTCCACCGCTGTGCAAGGCGAGATGTTCCGCCGCGCCATCACCAGTACTCGTACCACGATGACAATGGCGCATGACGATCAAACCACCCAAAAACTCCGCCGCATCCAGGAACGGTTCTGGGAACACTGCCGCATCGCCACCGTCCAACCCGCCCGGGCCATCTCTAATGCGGTGTTGGTAACCTATCCGGACTTCGACTCCACTTGCGTAATTGCCACTGCTGGTTCGAAGGAAGCGGGTCGTGGTGACACATACACTGACTTCCACGGCAGTGAAGTGGCATTCTGGCCCGATGCCGAACGCATCCTCGCAGGCGCGATGCAGGGTGGTGATCCCGACGTCGTACTCGAGTCCACACCAAATGGTTCCGTTGGTTGGTTCTATGAACGATGTATGGATGCCATGCGCGGTGATCCCACGTGGAAACTCCATTTTTATCCGTGGTGGTGGGACGTAGACTACAAACTGCCGCTCGCCGAAAATGAAAAGTTGGAATTCGACGATGAGGAAAAATATCTAATCGGTGAATACAACCTAACGGCAGAACAGATAAAGTGGCGCCGAAAAAAGAAAAGTGAACTCAAACGCCTCTTCCCACAAGAATATCCCGAATCACCCGAACTCTGTTTCCTCGGCAGTGGCGATTCCTACTTCGGTGACATCGAACGCTCCTTCGCCGCTCCCGCTTACGCGGAACCCAAACTGCTGTCGGAAGTTCGTGAATCAGGATTGGAAATTCCGCCTCACAAATACTCCGCCGGCCTCGACTGGGGCCAAGAAAATGATTACACTGTACTGTCAATACTTGACATCACTACAAAACAACAAGTGGATTTGTATCGAGTTAATCGACTCAGCTGGGGTGAAATTCGCAAACGCGTCGCCACCCGTCTCCATCACTGGGGTATCAAAACAGTCGTGGCGGAAGCCAACAGCATCGGCAGTGTAAACATCGAAGAACTTCGCAAACTCGAAATTTCCGTCGTCCCCTTCAACACCACCAACACCACCAAGTCCGACTTAATGTCCGACTTGTACAACGCTCTCCACGAAGAAAATTTAACCCTGCTGTCGCAACCTGACATCAAACACCAATTCAATTCATTTGTATCCACAAAACTTGCATCTGGTGCATGGCGCATCGCTGCCTCTGGCCACGGCCACGACGACATCGTAATCGCCACCGGCCTTTCGTGGTTTGCGCGCAAATACATAAAGGTGCAAGTATGGCCGTAAAAGTCGAACCCCAATTAAAACCCACTGCTGGCATGATCACCATTCCAATTACCTATGGTATTTGGATTATTGGTCAAGGATGGCTTCGTGACACCAACGGCCGTTACTTCGCAGACCCCCGACTCGACTACGCCAAAACTGCACTGAAAATGTGGGTGGTAAACAAAAACACTGCGCGCATTGAACTGATCGACGATAGTATGATCGGTTTACAATCATTGTTTATTGAACGAGAACGGTATAAAATTGAACAGCGTGCAAGTAACAAGTCGTTGTTGTCCCGATTACGGAGATACTTATATGGCTTACTGGGATGAATTACGCCAATCAGATGCATACAAACCGTATACGGGAGAAAAAACCCACTCTACGGCTTTCGCCGCTCAATATCCACTTTATGAGCAGCAAACACCACAATACACTTCGCCCTCACCTTATTCACTAGCGCAGCAGGGTTATCGTACCAACACCCTAATTTACGCATGCATTGAAAAACGCCTGCGTGCTGTCGGTGGTGCACCGATGCTCATTTACGATACCACATCATCTTTGCCAACAGTTGTGAATGGGCTTAAAGAGCACGGGGTTCTAAAGAATCCCAATGATCGTTTAAGTGAGCGGCAGTTCTGGCAGATCACCCAATTATATCTCGACATCTCAGGCTTTTCCGCCTGGGAAATCGAATTTAACAATGCTGGTGAACCAATTCGTTTATGGCCGATGCGCTCCGATTGGTGTTCGTTTATGCGAGGCGACGGCCGTCCACTGCGTGCCGTCCGCTACCAGCCATACGGACTTCCATACCAAGACATACCGATCGAAAACGTCCTACTCTTCCAGTACTTTGATCCGCTCTTCCCACTGCTGAAAGGCTATAGTCCGACTATGGCCGCCCTGCGGGATATTTCTGTCGATAGCGGTATGACCCAATTCCTGTACAAATTCATTAGTGAAGGTGCGAGATTTTCCGGGTTGCTCACCACCGAACAAGACTTAGATGACATTGAAGCGGAACGCATTAGACAACGGTGGACCACCCAGCATGGTGGTGTTGAAAATTGGAATAACATCGCCGTACTTGGTCGTGGTGCTTCGTACCAAAACACCAGCATGAGTTTTAATGATATGGCTTTTCCAGAACTCGATGGACGTACTGAAGCGCGCATTTGTATGGCATTCGGAATTTCACCAATTCTTATTGGTACCAAAATTGGTCTTGATGCTTCAACATACTCCAACTACGCGCAAGCTCGTCGGGCGTGGTATGAAGAGTGGGTTACACCGCAGTGGGAATTCTTAGCCGAACAGTTTGGGTCACAAATGCTTCGAACAGAAAAACCTGGTGGCGTGTATGTTGCAAATACCGCATACTCCTGTGCATTCAATACCAGAAATGTAGCCGCCCTGCAAGAGAATAGGGACTTAGCATTTCGCCGTGCAGTATCCGCCGTGCGCGCGAACCTGCTCACTCGCGATCAAGGCCTGCAGGAAATTGGTCTCGATCCCGTGGATAACAAACGTGTTTACATCGGCGCCGCAATCCGTGTCGGCGAAGATACCACCGGAACGTTACTATCAAATATCGAGGGAGTGGATATCGACGATATAACTCCAGATGGTGAAGATTCACAAGGAGACTTTGCAGTTACCAATAGTGTATTTGGTACCGGTAAAGAACAGCAGTTTCCAAATGACCTGCAAACGGCAGATCCAGCGCAAGCGTTGGAAGAACGGCAGTTTAAAGCTTTCGCCCACAAACGCATTCGTGAAGGTAAACCCGAAGAGCTTCACAACTTCAGTTGGAAAAACACGCCTCCAGCGCAAATACCCCTGCTGATTGAAAAATATTCAAAATGATAACCATTGAGATAGACGTTCAAGACGTTAAAGAATTGTACGAGGATTTAACCCCTCGTCGAATTGCTATTGCTTTACGACGAGCCGTAAAACGTTTATCACCATTAGCCATAGAATATGCAAGCCAACCTACTGAAGGTTGGGATCATGATGTATCCTTTTTAGTTCGTCCAAATGTTCATGCTGGATCCGATGAAGCTAGTCTTGAAATATCCACTGATGATGAAATATATAATTGGATAGATAAAGGAACTCCTCCACACAAGATTGTTGCTAAACGTGGAAAATCACTGAAATTTTTGGGCGAACCTAATAAAATGTATCAACCAAAAACGATGCCGTACAGTTTAGCATCGCAAGAGTTGATATACGAAGGTACTGAAATACAACCAGCTTATGTAATGCATCCTGGAGTTGAAGCTCGTGAATTTGGACCTGAAATTCTAATGTATCTATATCCAGATATGGTACCAATAGTGCGTGAAGAATTATCGGCTGCATGGTCACGCCAGCAAAACTATAGACCGAGATAGTGGAGGTTAGATGTTACTCAAACCTGAAATTCGAAATATGTTGAAAGAACAAATTACCGTAGAACTAACTAATATGGCGTTCTATAGGCAGTGCGGCCTGGTTTTGGACAATGCGGGCTGGTTTGGATCAGCCAAATGGTTCTTAAAACAGTCATCGGAAGAGCAAGAACACTCCGATACTATCGCCAAGTACTTCTTGGACCGTTCAAGGGACGCTGACCTTGGGGTGACTTTTTATAGCCATGTTATAGTACCTGATCTGCCAGAAACTGTCCTGTTATCCATGTTTCAAGCTGTTTATGTAGCTGAATTGGCTAATACGGAACGCCTCTTAGGCATTTATGAAGCCGCTATGATGACTATGGACTTCCAAACAACCTCATTCCTACATAGTTTTATTATTGAGCAATCAAATTCTGAAGCGGAAATAACAACCCTGCTGGCCAGGTTGGAAACAATGACCGGTGACCGTGCTGCCTTAGAGGCATTTGATCAAAGTCTAGTGATAGACTAATTATTCGGCAATGTACCGGAGGTACCAATGAGTAAGTTAGCGCAAGATCTTAAAACGCATATCCTGCAAGGTGATCCATACGAGAAGTTTGACTGGAGAAAATATCCAGATGATATATCTGGAGGTGAAATTTATCCAGACATGAAAGAAATTCTCGACTTGGTGAAACCTAATTTTGTAATTGAAGTTGGAACCTGGAAAGGTGCATCAGCTATACATATGGCAGATGTACTTGCAATGCAGGGTAACAAAGATTTTACGATTCTTTGTATTGATACGTGGTTAGGTTCAATTGAACATTATATCATAGATCCAAGTAATCCCACTTGGGGGTTATCTGAACGAGTGTTCGGTGTTCCAACTACATATTATCAATTTCTTTCAAACGTTTGTCGTCGGGGCCTGCAGGAAAATATCGTTCCATTTCCTAACACATCAGCAATCGCATATCAATGGTTTGTAATGCAGGAATCGCTGCAAGCTGATTTCATTTTCATTGATGCCGATCACAGTGAAGATGAGTGTTATCTCGATATTAAACGATGGTACGAAATGCTAGCTCCTGGTGGTGTTATGGCTGGTGATGATTTTGATCCGGCTTTTCATGGCGTCATTGCTGCTGTAAATAAATTCAGTCGTGAAATGCATCTTAAGTTCATTCGAACAGAATACCGACATTGGATGATTCAAAAACCTCCAATTAAAAACTCATGAAAACTGGGCTATTCTCCTCTTGGGGTTTTCATGATATAATTAGTTAGTAAGGACACAGCGTCCGGTTTACGGAGAAATACGCATGAATGATACAGTTAAAAACGCAATGCAAGCAGCCGCCAAAGTAATGTCGGCTACTGGTGACGAATCTGGTGGAAACTGGATCCTGTCCGATGATAAAAAATCCAAAGTTTGCAAAGACTGCGGCGTGTCATTTGGATTAAATGAAAAACACGAATGCAAACCTGCTGGAAAATCTTTGGATGTCACTTACGCCAAATCCATGGGACTTGGTATTCCGGATGACCAGCTTTCAAAACTTCTGGCGGTTAAAACTGTTGGGACAAATCGTATTTTTCATTATGCGTTTTTATGGGGTAACCCAAACGTCACTGACATTGAACAAGAATACTTCACCAAATCCACAGATTTGTGGGATAAGGTTATGAAGGGTGTAACCCGCCCGCTGACCTGGGACCACGCAATGGATCTGTCCATGAAAGCCGATCCAGTCATCGGTAAAACTTTGGAATATGGCGATGATGATCTTGGCCGTTGGGCTATTTCACAGTTGGATACCGCCCATGCATATCGGGCTGCGATCGACATGCTGATTGAGGCGGGTGTGCTCGGTAGTTCGAGTGATTCAGCTCCACAGTATGTTGAAAAAGTGCAAACAGGTAAATCATACTGGCTTAAGACGTGGCCGTGGTTTGCTACTGCTTTGACGGTAACACCCTGCGAACCTCGCATGGTTGAGACCGTCGATTATTTTAAATCGATCGGGATTGAAATTCCAAACCCAGAGGCGCCTGTGTCGCAGACGCGGGAAATGGTTCTAAAAGCCCGTCGTATTTTCACTCTTTAATTGGAGAAAAGGTATGACTACTAAGTTGCAAGTTGAACTCAAAAACCTCCGGGATCAAGCGCTCCAGATCGAAAAAGATCAGGGCGAAGCCTCGTGGACGGAGGATGCTCTCAAAACCTATACTGGCATCGTTGATCGTGCCGAGGTTATTCGCTCTCAGATTGATGCTCAGACCCGCATGGATGCGGTGAAGAAATGGTCTGAGGAATCTGATGGTCGTTCATTTGTCAATGCAGGGTTTAACCGCGTTGCCGGTCCTGGTGAAGGCATCATCCCTGGCGTTGGTGATGACAATGGTGAGATGGTTGCGTACAGTGAAGTTGGCGAGCAGAACCTCGCCATTCTCAAGTCCGCCGCTTACCGTGATGCTTATGCCCAGCACATCCGCGCCAAATCCAAATACGGTCCCGATTGGCGGGCTGGTTTAAAAGCCGGCGCTATGAAGGTTCTTTCCGCGGGTACTGATGAGTCCGGCGGCTTTTGGATGCCTCCAGATTACCGCAGTGAACTGATCAAGAAAATGGCCGCCGGCGCGACTGTTCGCCCAAATGCCACCGTTATCACTACCGGTACTGACCTGGTCACCTTCCCGACGGTTAAGTACACCACCGATCAGAAGTATACCTCTGGTGTTCGTTTTGCTTGGAATGGTGACGCCCCTGCCGCAAACATTTCAGAATCGACGAACCCAGTTGCTGGACGCGATTTGATTCCAGTCCATGTAGCTACCGCCGCGATCTTCCTGGCCCGTTCAATGATGGAAGACAACAGCTTCGACGTTCTCGGATACATTTCCGAGCTCATGTCCGAAGCCTTCACCTTGGGTGAAGAAGACACTTTCTGGACCGGCGATGGTGCAGGTAAACCAGAGGGTATTATGTCTCATGCACAGGCCGCCGTTGCTAATGGAACTGGCGACGGTATGCTGATCAATTCTGGCCATGCCACGGGTATTGTGTGGGGTGCAACAAATGCTCCTACGACTTACGTTACCAAGGGTGTTCTCGGCCTGGAAAATGCACTGCCTCCGCAGTACGAAAACAACGCCAAGTGGTTCGCCAACAAGAATACCTATTCCACGATTCGTGGATTGGTTGACAGTCAGGCTCGCCCGCTGTGGCAGCAGACCGACGCTCCAGGTCTCACCAACTACGTTAGGGGTCTCCCCTCCACCTTGCTTGGTTATGACGTTGTAAAGAGTCAGTTCCTCGCCGATCTCGGTGTAGGCGGCAACAAGGCTATGGCCTTCGGCGATCTTCGCGGTTACTACATCGCCGATCGTGTTGGTATCTCTATCGAGGTCTTCCGTGAAGTTCTCGGCCTGCGTGACCTGGTTGCCGTGTATGCCCGCAAACGCGTTGGTGGACAACTGCTCCACCCCTGGCGCGTCAAGGTCATGCAGTGCGCTGCGTAACCTCCTAAGGTTAACGTCCAACTCATTGAAAACAAGACGAACCAAAAAGGAATTAACAAATGAACTCCAAACAGTACGAAGTAAAAACCCTGCTGAACTCCGCAGGAGCCACCCAAGCGGCGGCTGGTACCACTCAGGATCTTGGATCTTCACCGTCGATTCAACGGCGTGAGGTGAAGGTTATCGTTGGGTCCCAGGTTTTGACAGCCGGAACTTTCCCGCTGACCTTAACCGAATGTGACACGACCAACGGGACGTTCTCCGCCGTCGATGGTGATTCTATTGTCAGTGTTACGGCGACTCAGGCCGCTGTGGCTGTGGCCGAATACCACGTCAAACCCGCCAAGCGGTACATTAAGGCCTCGATCGGAACCGTCTCCGGTACCGGTGCCGCCGCAAACCTGCTTGTTTTGATGCTGCCGCTTAAACGGCACGCTTAGTCCAGTCTCCCTCATTCTGGGCGTCCCGGCGGTTAGCAATAACCGCCGGGACAAAAAAGAAAATGAAAAAAGTAATAACCCTGCTGAATGATGCACTAGATGAATTGCGAAAAACGAAACCTGGCGACAGGTCTGATCGTGATCGTAAGTATGCTATTTGCATAACTCAGACAGAAATTTTAATTGCTATCATATCCGGTTTATTTTCAAAAGAGGTTATCAATGAATAACACGATTTATTATGCATTTTTATGTGAACGTGCTGGAGCCGCCAATGACCAGTGTTTCAATGCAGCATTGGATGTCGCAGACCATTGCGGTTTAAATGGTTACAAACACATGCGGCTTGGGTACTCCAGAACTGATTATGCTCGCAATCAGTTTATGGCGTCATTTTTACAAAATTCAACTCGTGATAACGATTTATTAGTTATGCTTGATGGCGATCACAAACACCCTGCCGATATTGTAAGCAGGTTTGCGGCGCATGATCCACAAAAAGGTGTTGTTGGGGCATTGGCATATCGTCGCAGTGAACCTTACGATCCACTGTTTTTCTTACGTGTTAGCGGTGGTTTACATTCTTTAAGTGAATTCGAATTAGGCATTGTATATGCTTGTGCCATTGTTTCTACGTCAGCTATTTCTATTCGGCGGTGGGTTTTACTTGAACTGCTTCAAAAAGGTTGCACGCCACCGTGGTTTAGATACGAATATCCAGTGGATAAGTCTGAACCGTCGGAAGATATGTACTTTGGCCGAATCTGTGAACAATCTGGAATTTGGCATTACTGTGACACATCCATTGTTATTCCACATTCAACACTTACAATGGTTGATAGTAGCGTCAATCAAGCATTTTTGCAGAGTCACCCAGAACTTGTTTCTACAAAATCAATCGAGGTCACTGCATGACAACGATATACGGAGATTATTCAAATTTACGTGACACTCGTGAAATATACTTGGATAGTGCACAAATAGGTGATGATACCCTGCTGCTTTCTATGATTCAACAGGCATCTGTTGACATCGACAGCATTTCACATCGCCGATTTTATCCGGTACTCGAAACTCGAAAATTTGATGCTCCATATTATTCGTATGATCTGCAGTTAAATGATGAAATTTTAGATGTTGACTCTGTTATTAATGGTAACGGTGATTCTTTAACTGTTTCAGATTTGGTACTCGTACCATACAATACTCTAACGCACCGTGTAATACGTTTATTACCAACAATATCTACATGGATAAACGGTCCATCAGGATTTCCATATGCGGCCATATCAGTTACTGGTACGTGGGTTCATGCAGCGGATTACACAACTGGTTGGATGAGTATAGATACTTTGGATGCAGGTTTATTGGTTGGTGCTGCATCATTTACTGCGTCTCCTGGCGTGTTTTTTGCTGGAATGATTTTAAAAATCGACAGCGAATTTATGTATGTGTCATCCGTGACGGTGGCAGTTCCTCCTGGGACTACCGTTGATACCGTTTATATTACTCGAGGTATCAACGGTAGTGTCGCCGCCGGTCACTTAATAACTACAGCGGTGTATAAATGGAACCCAGGCCGTGATATAACCCTGCTGGCCGCTTCTGCGGCGGTGGCCTATTATCACTTAAAATCCAACCCTTCTGGAAATTCATACACTCTTGACGGTGTAACTTTTGAAACACCAAAAGATGTAACAGAATTTATTCGTACTCGACTTGTTCAATTAAATCTTATTCGGTTAGGTGTAGGATGACAATTGCGACTATTCGATTACGATTAGCTAGTCTTCAAGCCTCCATACCTGGTGTTATAAAAGCATATCCTCAGCTACCTCGTGGTATTGTAAAAACAAACGAAATGCCGTTATTTATGACGTTTGTTAGAGAAGCCGATTACGATTTGGACACTGTTGGTGATGGTGATTTTATTACCAATAGAACATATCTTATGTGGCTTTTAGTAAAACCTGTGGCTGAAGGTGAGGAGGGTGAAGGTGAATCATTAGCAGAACCTTGGGTTGAAACTGTGGCTAATTTCTTTTTAGCACGTCCATCGTTGGGAAATCTTACTGGAATAATGAATTCCTATATGATAAAAGATTCGGGTCCCAAAAAATTAGTATGGCCCGGAACGCCAGCAAACCCAACTGGAGTATATTGGGGAGTTGAATTTCAGCTCCGTGTAGCTGAATTTACAAAACGCATTTATGCGAATAATGAGTGAGGTAAAACATGGCCAATCCGTCTAGCATTAATTCAGGTGTTGGTTTTCGACACTCTCAGATTCTTCGGCTCGATGCCAACGGCATTATTTATGCTACTGGTACAACGGCCTATGAGGGTATCGAAGTTACTGGTGGCAAGACTCTAACGATCAATGATCCAGAGCCTCGCCAAATCGTCCACGTCGGTGATGATAGCATTTTCGCTCTCGACGTCCTACCTCCGGTTGAACCGATCTCCGGTGAACTCAGCGCAGGAAAAACGGCTAACGCTTTAGATGCCCTGCTGTCCAACGTGAATGAAGTAACCGTTGGTGAATCCCTGCTGTTCCCAATCGGTACTAACCGCCGTGGTGATGAAGCTACGGTGGCAATGCTCGCTTTCCGCCAAGCTCTTGACACAGATCCAGCCAGCGGTAATTACGGCAAACGTGTATGGCAGCTTCGGTTATTCCCCCGCTGCTATGTCATTCCCCGTGAGTCTGGTTTTGAAGACAACGCCGAGGAACGAATGTACACCATCCGGCCTCAGTTTGTCACCAAGTATCCTTGGGGCGTAACTCTTGCTCTGGCGACTGAAGGTGCTGTTCGCATTCAGGGCGCTCGTGGCATATCGGAATACAAACCGAAATTATTAGCGTGGGTTACAAACAACACCCAAACCCAGTTCACGTTCCCAACCAACTTCGCAGCGGCAACCACCGGAAAGATTAAAACCTGGTTGGTTAATACCACTGGTGTTGGTGCTGTAAGCACTGCAACTACGTTGACAACCACGACTATTTCCTATTCCACGGCTCCGACAACCGGAACTTTGGTGGCCTGGTACGAAACGAACTAATTCAGATTGAGGGAGATTGGATAATTATGGAGACCAAAGTTGTCTCATACAGAAAGAATGGCGAAGAAATCTATCGCCTGATTATTTCAGAAGAGACTGCAATATCTCGTTTGCGCCGCGGCAGTTTAAAACTCGATGCCGTAAAAAACGAGAGTACCGATCCTGATTTGCGTATTATGCATTTGGTATTTTATCCAGATTGCATTGCAGGTGTAATTGACTGGGGTTCAATGATAAAACCCACATTCGAAGAATTTGCACTGCTGCCTGGACAATTCGTCGATGATTGGGCCACTGCTGTTTGGGAATTAAATCCTGATTGGCAACCACAGATTGATGCTGATGCAGTTAAAGAGGCTCTCGAAGAAGACGAAAAAAAACCATCGAACTCAACCAGCGATTAATTAAAGTAGTAAAACCTGATGATACAATAGATGAAGAACGTAAACCTCTTCATATTAAAAATTTAGATGCTTCGTGGAGTAATTGGATAACATGGAGATTTTTTAATAAATCGGTTTTACCTTTTAGCGGTGGTTTTATGGAACAGCCAACATGGATTATCGAAGATATGATGGTCATAGAAGCTGAGTACATTCGAGTTGAAAAGGAATTAAATGCCAGAGAATGATGCAATCAGAGATTTAATAGCTCGATTGAAACTTATCGTTGATAAGGGATCAATCGACAATGCTTCAAAAGCATTTAACAATCTCGAAAATAACATCAATAATAACGCAAAAAATGCGTCTAAAGCATATGAAGTTTTATATCAGCAGTTAAAATTAATCCGAAGTGAAATTGAAGCTATTCAACGACTGTCGAGGTCTTCGGCTGGTTTGGGTTCTGGATCGTCATCTCTTGCTTTAGGTTCTGGAAAAGGTTTAGTTGCACTATCAACATCGGTATCCGTAGTTCGACAATTATCCGCCGGACTATCTGATGCAAATGGAAAAGCTCTTGCACTATATTCAACATTAAGCAAGTATAGTAGTTTTGGTGGAAGAAATCAACAGCAGCCTAAGCTTTTGGGTGGATTAGATCCAAATATAATTGAAGGTCAATTTAGAGATGTTACACCGTCCAAACAGTTGGGTAGTGGTCCAATGCAATCAGCAGCGGGATATAACGCGGCAGCGGCAGCGGCAACCAACGCTTCTCAAGCTTTTCAACAAGCTGCTGCGGCAGAGGCTCAGGCTTTCGATGTAGTTGGACAGCATGCCGATTATGTTAGACAAATAGCGGAACAGCTGGGTATTTCGTTAGAAGAAGCATTAAATCACTGGCAAGAAATTACATCTATAAATGGTAGAATAGGATACCAGTCGTCGACGGTTGCTCGTAACCAAGTCGCTGAGAGACTTGGCATACCAATGACTGGTGGATTTGGCGGCGCTGGTGACGGTGGTAATATTCCTCGAGCAGCTAATGAAGTATCCGATTTAAATAGCGTACTCGGTAAAAATGCTACTACCACTAGAAAAGCTAATAAAGAATGGGCGTCATTTAGTGCGGCGTTTGCAGGTTTTCAATTGCGCTTTGTTGGTGAACAAATCAATCGATTCGGTTTACAAATTCTTACACCAATAGAACAATATGTAAAATATGCTGGAGCTGCTGAAAGTGAAAGCGCTAAGTGGGCAGATTCGCAAAAAGACATTGAAAAGTCTATGATGCGAATTGGTCGTTCATTGATTGATGAAGCTTTACCTGCAATCGAATTAGCAGCTAAATTTGTTGGAAACATAGCAGAAACTTTAGAAAAGAATCCGATTCTTGCGAAAGCTTTAGTTGGTTTAGCCGGTGGTTCTATTGCAATAGGCAGTTTATTGTCATTAGCCGGTACAGTTTTAACTGGTGTAGCTGCTCTAAAATATGTGTTACCCGCTTTATTTGGTGGTGGCGGTGCAGCTGCAGGTGGTGCAACGGCTATTGGTGCAACAGCAGCTACAACTGCAGCGGCTACCGCAGGTGGTGCCACTGCCACTAGTGCTATAGTCGGTATATTATTGCCAGTGTTAGCCGTTGCAGGTGTAACGGCCGCTATTGTCGGAATTGCTATTCTTGCATACAAAGGTTTAGCGGCAACTGATTTTGGTAAAAGTCGCAATATGAACGATGCTCCTGGACAAATCGCATCTATGGCAGCGGGTGGAGCAGGTGCAATATATGCAAAGATAACTGGTCAAGATCCCTATAAAGAGTCTGTAAAGTGGTTCTACGCCGTTGGTAGACTTACTGGTGTTGTTAAAGGATTAGGTACCGCAGCTGAAAAAACAACGGGTCAATTGGGTCCTTCGGAAGAAGCCGTTGGTTCCTACATCGAATATTTAAAAAGTGTTGCTGATGTAGAAAAACAGTACGAAAAACAACGGACCGATATTATAAAGGACTATGGAAAACAACGAGCAGATCTCGAAGAACAGTACGCCGCTGATAGTGCAAAAATAAAAAATGATATTGCAAAAGAGCAACAAAGCATTACCGACGACGATAAAGATGCTCGTAAACAACAACTTGATCGATTAGCGGAATTCCAGAAAAGTGAACGTCGAGCGTGGGAAGATTACTACAATGATCGTAGTAAATTAGCTCGTGATTATGGCATAGATATACAACGCGCTGAAGAAGATCATCAGCGTGAAATGCGTAATATGCTCATTGACCACAACTTTAAAGTTGAAGGTTTACTCGGTGAACAAGATGCTTTTGGCATTCTCAGTGAAATGCAGTCATATGAAAAAGAACGTTCACGCGCCGAAGAAGAATACGCAGTAGAGTCATCTCGCAGATCCGAAGATTTTACCCTGCGGATGAGTGATATGGAACGCGAGTTTGCATTAGAACGGGCTCGTAGGTTAGAAGACTTTTCCCAGCAGCAACAAGAAGCCGAAGTTCAACGCGTTGAAGCCAAAAAGAAACGGCTAGCAGAACTTGTTGATAAACAAAAAGAACTCGATGAACAGCATGCCGAAGATCTTAAAAAATTAAATGAAGATAAAGCGGAGCGGTTAGCCGAACTCGATAAAACACATGCCGAAGAAAAGCAGAAAATGTACGCCGATTATATGGATAAATTGCGTATGTTAGATGCAAGTTTATTGAATGAGAAACAATTGCGTAATCAATATTATCAACAAATGTCCAAAGACTTGCAGTCATGGTTAGCTAGTATGGGTGGACAGTTTGCAACAAACCTGCCGGGTTACCCTGGAAAAGCTCTCGGTGGTTATGCTGATAATGGATTATACAATCTCGGTGAAAAAGGTTATGAATTTGTTCTTAATCACCAAACGACCAGAGCATTAGAAAATTCACTTAGTGGTAACCTTACACAAGATCGAGTAATGGCTGCAATGTCCGGCGGTTCAGGTTCAATAACACTAAACCAAAACTTCCGATTCCATGGTTCTTTATCAGACAGCGAGCGGCAGTGGTTCCGTAATACCGCGTATTCTGAAGCTATGTCTGGATTGTCTAGCATATTGAGGGATCAATGACAGCTGCATACGAATATAAAATCGGAACTACATATGGTGGGTTGACAAATCTTGAAGATATGGCAACTCCAATACCTGCGCCAAAACATTCGTTAATCGAGTATTCTAAACCTACTATACTTGGCGATACAACAGTTAGAGGACTTGGTTGGCGAAGAACTACCTGGCATTGGGACTTTTTAACTCAAGCGCAGTACACTGCACTTCGCGTATTATGTGCGGCGCTAAGTTCATTTGTTTACATAAACACCCGTAAAAATGATGGATCATATCAAGTGTACACTGCAACTATGATATGGCCAGCCAATGAACCGGAATTTGTAAACAACAAGTTGCTCGACATTGATGTAGAGTTTAGAGCTCTGTTGGAGTACACTCCATGAGTCTTGTACGCGCTGCAACTGCTGGTGAATTAGTAAAACTTCGATCAAACGATCAGTGGTCAAAGTTATACGTTGCTATCCACAAACCAGCAGTTGTAATGTCCGCCAGAGTAAACCAGTCATTTACCACTACAGATGATGTAACACAAATAATCTTTGATACCTCTTCTCCATTAAATTCGTATTTAAACGTTATTGGAGGAATGACTCTCTACGTAGGTACAACTGCTGGGGCATATGATTTGGGCATGGTTCGAATTCGCAAGGCAGCAACATCCACCGTTCTGTATATCGGTAGAACTAGTGATATTAAATGGTCAGATGATTTATATTTAACTGTTGTTGATGAATTTTCTCTTTGGCAAAAACATTGGTTGGTTGATAGCGAAACAGCAGTGTATATGGATTATGATATTCCATATGGAAACCAAAATATTTTATTTGATCCGATTCCGGTTTTGGGTCCCGATGCCGTATTATGGTTGACTGGTGCAACAGTGGTGTTTAGTCCAACTGCTGCAGACAGTTGGGTATTCGATTCAACAATAACCGGGTATTCTTGGGCGGCGCCTGGTGCAAGTGCTACTGCAAATTTAACTACTGCAACACCAACTATAACCTACAATACCACAGGTCAATATCGTATTTCATGTACAGTAACCGCTGCTAATGGTAAAACATTTACTGGTTATCGAACGGTATTTGTTTTTAGCACGAGTTCTATGCCACTATTAGCAGTTGTTGATAACTGCACTGGAGACTATGATGCAGGTGGTTGGGCATTCACGCTGTCGGCCTATGAAAATTCCGCCTTATCTGACATCAGAGACGGTACAAAAGTTATACTCTTTGCAAGAGATTTTTATAACGCTGCTGAGGGATCGATTGGCCCGCAGACGGGATACGAAAATATCATTTGCAGTGGTTGGATCGACGGCGAATCTATCGATTATAACGCTGAACAAGGACGAATTCGATTCACTGCAAAAGGTCCACAATCTAGATTAAATACAGAGATGACTTTTCCAGGTGGTTTACGGCAGTCTAGTGAGTTCAGTTGGTTATACACCGCTGCATTAACAGCGGATAAAGCCATAATGAATATACTGCACTGGCACAGTACATTTACCGCTATTGCAGATTATTATAAATCTGGTGATACACGACAAGCTGCAGGGTTTACGCCACCTCTCGGTACCTTATGGAATCAAATAACATACATTGCGAATAGACTAGTTGCTAAACCTGTTTGCAATCGATACGGTCAATTCATTATGCAACCAGACCTGCAGGTATTACCGATTGCTAGCAGGTCAACTATTCCAATAGTTATGTCCGTGGCAAAAGGCGATTGGGATAATAATGGTATAAACATCGAACGTCGAATAATTCCACAAACCTCAATGATTGAAATTAGTGGAACAGGGGACACTGAAGCCGAAATATATTTCAGTCGAGCTCCTGGTAAAATATTCAAACGTTTTGGAAAACAAGAAACTCGCGATCAATTACTGCTGGCCGATCAAACAGACGCCAATTTAACAGCAAAACTGCTGTATGCACAATCCAATAACGTGTATCCAAATGTAAATATTGATCTGGCTATGAACAACAGATTGATCGACATTTGTCCATATCAATATATTGATTTATCGATTGCATCTACTGATACAGTGCGTGGCATTACGTGGACGAATAAAAAACTTATTCCACGAAAAGTTACATACAAATTTTCACCGGTTGATAATTCAATAATTACTGCTGTTGAATGCGAAGCAGAAACCACCGGCGATATGGATCCCGAAGGTCAAACTGTGATACCACCGACTTTGGGTAGAATAAATGTACCGAGCACTCCACCATTACCTGATTTTCCAACTACTCCATATGGAAGTCCATGGTATCCTGTTCCACCACCCGTAATTCCTCAAGATCCTGGTGTTCCGGATACTGGAGCATGTCCACTAGACACTCCACCTAATGGTCCATTTGGAATGTACATGAGTGGTGTTTTAGTCAATAACCGAACGATGAGTTTATTTGGAATGATGGGGCGTCCGGTATATATTTCAAGATCTGCATCTGCCGATTATTTAACTACCGTCGTTCTCAACTGCTTGTTTGAAGAATTAACCGACAAATGGAATGAGGTTAGTGGCAGCGGTTGGGTTGAAGCGTATTTAATAAACCCCGCTGGTACACGAGTTGTTCAAGGTACAATTACTGGTAGTGGAAGACAACGGACAATTGAATTTGCGCCAATAACAAATATTCAATTTAGTGCATTTGAATTGATATTTAACAGTTCATATTACCCCGCTGCATTAACTGCTTCTAGTGTAGTTAACGATGCAGCATTTACATTCCATAATCCATTTGAAAACCCTACAGTTGTATCTGATGTTCGTACACTAGTAAACGATAGTGATGGTGCTCTACATTGGACGGCTGATGTTTCATGGACATCCGCGTATCCGTTTGATGGATACTATTATAAAACATCATTCAATCCACCGGCAGGATTTTTTACGCAGAATGGCGGTAATAATCAACCTGTCGAGGTATATGGAAGAATTACAACGCAAGCAGGCCAAGTTAATGCAGTTGGTATAGGTGTGTATGGTGGATTATATTATAATGATTCTGGCATACTCGTAGATTTTACACCAGGAATTAAAGGTGCTAGCGCGTATTTTCCAGGTTATGCCGCTGATACAACTGTAGATTTAACCAGAGCTCCATATACCTCCCATAAGGGTGTTGGTTACTCATTAGGATTTGAGGTTGCTGTCGGTACAACGCACTCAGTACAAACGTTAACAACCCATACAGAAATGTGGATTAGACAGGTTTCAAGCAAACGAGTAACTGTTACATCTGCTGCAATATACAATTTGTGCACGGTATAATATGAACACACCACAAGTACGCCGCAAACTACAAAAATCATTTGATCGTAAGCAGGATAAATATCCCGCTATTCCTGGTGTTCTTGGAAATGCCGACGGTATAGTCGAAGTTCCTGGTATTCCGACAAATGTTTACGTTACAATATCGGATAACGTAATTATTGTTTATGCTAGATCATCAATTCAACGAATACCAGGTTTACCGGTTTTGGTGGGTTATGACCAAGATCAACCGACGTTTATGCAGGTTTTAACTGTTCGTCAAACGGATGTTGAATTGGTTTATTATGATAACAACGTTAGTAATCACCATACCCAACATGAATGGCCGGAATACGATACGGTATATACAAATATTCGGCAGATATTACCACTGCGTATAAGCACGTCATCGGCATTTAATGTTTCAATTTATCCGGGCGTTGTTTGGTGCGACAACACATTGCTAATCATTGCCACAGCTACTTTTGATCTATCGGCACAAGTACCAATAACCACCAACAAAGCGCGTCTTGTGTGGTTTACAATAAACACCGCTGGTACAATTGTGCAAACAAATGGTGCCGAAGTAGATACCGAAGATTTAGATAATACTGTATTACCAACTTTTCCAACTGATACGCAGTTTATAATTGGAGCCGTAAGGCTTTTTTACGGACAGCAGGTGTTGAGCGACGCAATTACTGGTACCGATATACTTGATCTGCGGATGCCTATGTGGCACACCCATAACTTGGCTCTTATTGGAATACACAGCAATGGTTTTCGTTTAACTAGTAGTGGTACATCATGGGATGACATGCGTATTGCAGGTTCATCAATACGCTCAGGTGTAACAGCCCCTACTCTTGGAACCTTTGGACCCAGCGGTAGTTTACGGGTATGGCGTTTTGAAAGTGGTAAACATCAAGAGTGCGAATTTGAAATTCAAATGCCTCACAATTGGAAAGAGGGTAGTCGTATATACCCGCATGTTCATTGGACACCTGTAAGTGCAACAGCAGGTAATGTTGTGTGGGAATTGGAATACTCGTGGGCAAACATTGGTGGTACATTTGGTGCACCTGGTAACATGGCAAATACGGCACAAGCCGCGGGTGGAACAGCATGGGTACATAAACTTGCACCCCTGCTGGAGGGCGGTAATGACTACATCGACGGAACAGGCAAAACAATTTCGTCAATGTTAGTAATGCGGTTACATCGTAATGCCGGTAGTGGTGGTGATACTCTTGCAGCGGATGTCGCGCTGCTGGAGTTTGACATTCATTACGAAATTGATTCATTTGGTAGTGATTTGCCGACACAAAAAACAGCCTAGCAAACAACCAATTTGTAAAAGTGGAGAGTTCAACCAATGACCATTTATGAAGGACCAATTCCGCAGGAACTATTGCTAAAGCAACGGGAGAACTACGAAAAAACGCCGGGTCCCGTGCGCGCAATGGTTTTGAATGTAATAAGTGGAACCGGTTATTACAGAACCACTCCTACACTCTTTGATATCAGCCATTGGAATGCCGAAATTGTAAACGGTGTTGCAATACCAACCACTGACTTTGCATATTGGGCGAAGTTCAAAGAATACTTCGGCGTCTACATAAAATGCGGTGAAGCTTATGGCACTGCTACCTGGCGTGATAAAACCTCCGATGGCTGGTACGATAAATTGTATGACCAACATCTCGACATGGCGTACAAAGTCGGCAGCTGGATTGCGCCGTACATTATGTATGAACCAGCCTGGTTCATAAATCGTGGCATTAGTCGCGATGGTGTAAGCAATATGTTCAAGGGTGCAACAAATGACATCATTGCATTACAACTGCTGGATGATCCTAACATCGCCATCATCGTCAGACAAACAGTAATGGGCATTGGCCGTGCTATAACCGCTGCAAAAATGCGTAGCTATCCAAAATCCATTGTTGATGCGTTAGTCATCGACTTAGAAAAATGGTATACAACGACTGGTGCAGTAGTGGCTGACAACCAAATGGCATTTGCTTTACGCAATACCATAGACGGACTGCGATGGTTAATGGTTCATGGGTACTTAAAATACGTACCGATTATCATCTACACGTCTAATTGGTTCCTCACTACTTATGGTAATAAAGAAACCCGGCAGGTGTGTGACGAAAACATTTGCATATGCGCAGGCTACTATTGGAACCCCGCCGTGCTCGGTACAAAACCTGTAACATTCGAACAACTACTGGCTGATTTGGGAACCATTCCAAATAACTGGCACCCCACTTACATCGGTAAAGAAGTATTTGCACTGCAGGTATCCGGTGATTATTTCAAAATGTTTAACACAGCGCAAGACATCAACTGCGTAAAGAAAACGTGGGCGGAACTTGAAGCTATGTTCCCAATGTGGAAAGCACGTCGTGACGCCTATAACAATGGAACAGTACCAGAACCACCAGCACCAGTCCCAACTAAAACAGTGGCTCGCGCTAAAAATACTGCAGTGAATATGCGCCGCGGCGTGGGTGCCACACTCACAAACCCCGCTATCGGACAATTGTTCAAAGGTGTTCCTGCCGATGTAATCAAAACGGAAACCCTGCTGAACGGCGACGTGTGGGGATTAATGGTGCCGCAGCAGCCGATCTGGATGTGCATCAAACAAGGAAACACGGTAATAATGACCATTACTGAGGAACCCAAATAATGCCGACATTTTTTGTTTCAAGATCAATAACACCACAAGACGTCGTGCAATTAATAACATTGATACTCGCTTGCGTAGTACTATTTTATGAATACAAATGGCGAAGACTGCACCCAGACAAGTTGTACTATTCAGAACCAACTGTATGGGTGCTGATACATCACATCGTATACTATGTGTGCGTGCTATTCCTATACAACATCACGGTGATACACGAATTTAAAGATATGTCTGTGCCACTTTTGTTTTCATACTGGAGTGCTATTTTAAGACTGCACACAGTGATATTTTTCGGGATCATGGTATATGGTAGATTAAAATACGATCAAAAACCTTTATCCATAACAAAACCGTTGCAAATACTTAAAGATAAGGTTGATCAACAATGACATTCTGGCAGACTATTTTAATAACACTTGTGGCAGGGGTACTTGCATCTATTCCAAGCGCTATGATGTTTATTGGCGGAAAGAAAAGAGAAGCTGCAACTGCTAAAAAGACAGAAGCCGATTACGCCGATCAGATCATCAAGACGGCTATGGTATTAATTACACCTCTAGAAGCACGAATTGCAGTACTAGAGAAAGAACTAAAAATGGAACAAGAATACCGGAAAATGCTGGTTAAAAGTTATGAAAATCATGTTGCTTATCTTTTGGATGGCATATCTAAATTGATACAGCAGTTGGTTGATAACGGCATAGCACCTGTATGGAGACCTGAGAAAATGGCACTTACACCAATGCCAGATTTTCCACTGGAGAACGATATCGACAATAGTGCAAAAAATGTTAAACCATAATGCGCATTAAATAAAACGGCGCTGTTTAATAACAGTTCCAAAATGACCAACAGGAGAATGAAATGATACGAAGACTTTCGAATTCAATTACTCGTCCAAATGACACCGCCCAGTACACAGCAGGGGATGTCATCGGCACTGCCGCTACCCACATCATCGCTCTTCAAAATAACATTGAAGGTGTTGGTGTTGAGAAAGCGGTATACCGCGCCACTCTCACCTGCAGTGCTGCACCTGCAACCCTGCCGTCGTTGGAAGTATGGTTGTTTCACACTGCACCTGCTGCACAAGCTGATAATGAAGCTTTTGCGGTAACCGACGCCGAAATTTTGAACGTAATTGGTGTCATGCCGCTTACTACTACTTATGTCGGTCTTGCCTCTGGCAACCACATTCAGCAGTCTGATAATTCCATTCTTACATGGAAATCACCTACTGGTTTCCAAAACCTATTTGCTGTTTTGGTTGTACGGAATGCCTATACACCGACAGCTCTTGAAGTGTACAACCTTTCGATAGATTTTGAATAGTGCGTAAAGCACTAATAACTAAACTTGGAGAAATTCGAGTACCGTTCACGGAGGACTAAATGATTGAAGTAAATTTGACTGCTGCATTGGTGATCTCCATTGTAAGTTCATTGCTCTCGGTGGCATTCACCTGGTTCCCCAAACTCAATACCTGGTATGCCGCCAAAGAGAAAGATGCCAAATCCAGCCTTATGCTGGGTCTAATTGTTACCACCACCGTGATCATCATTGGTCTTGGTTGTTTCAACATCATCAACGTCTCGGGGTTGACATGCAACTCCCAGGGTCTAACCAACATCGCCATAAACATTATTGTTGGTCTCGTCGGTGGAATGCAATCTAACCAAGGCGTATACGGTTTGACCAAGAACCTGGCGCCACAAAGTGTCAAAGCGCTGAAATCACCAGTGGGTTAAACTAATAAACCCGCCGTTCAAATTTTAACGGCGGGTTAAACTGTTTTGAAATTTGGATTGTAATTGATTAAAAATATGGTAAGGTTATAAAATGAAACGATCTATAATGGTGGTACTTATGAATGAAATCTTGTTTATCGTTCTTCTTACGCAAACAGTAGGAATCACCACCACCAAAACGTTAGGGCGAAATGTTACTGCTACAATCCAGAGTGGTGAAACTGTAACCATTTCAGATGGTGTAACCCTCACGATCACATAAAGGAATAAAACAATGTCAACACTAAAAGTAAACACAATCACAGAGACAACATCTGGCGCGGGGGTGACGGTTGAGGGGGTGCTGCTGAAAGACGGCATCATCTCCGCCGATACGATCAACGAAAAAACGTCCAACGCGGGGGTGACGGCTGAGGGGGTGCTGCTCAAAGATAATTACATAGATTTACCAGCAACGGGGGGACTTCGCCTAAAAGGAAATGTAGCCGATTATATATTTTGTCAGGCTCCAGCGACGTTCAACGGGGTGCAAGACGATGTGAGTATGTGGGCATACAATATGGTTGGCGGTGGAGATATTGGACGGGTTGATGCAAGCAAGCAACAGCTAAAACTTCAGTTTGAATCAGACTATTTCGATGGATCTATCCATTGGGCAGAATTTCTGTTAGATAGATTTGACGTAACAACACAACGATTTACGCGCTACATGGGTTTAGGTGTTCATCATGGAGATGAAAGTAATGATTGGTGGTTCCGGGTTATTGACAATCCATTGGGGACGGAAGGTGTTTTTTCGATAACCAATATAGATACGTCATCATCGTATATTTTTAAGCCCGCCAAAACACATCGACGTTTTATGAATTTTCGTTTTGCGGGTGGTGATGAAGATAATTTTCAGATGGGATATTTTGGCGACGACATCCCGTATAGATTTGTAATCGGCCCGCGTGCTATGACAGATGCGCCGCTCATCATAAACCAAAACAATAATGTAGTGGTTGGCTCCTATACTGACGGGATGACTGATGGTGGAAGTCTAGCGGTTACACAGGACTTCGCCCACCGGGGCAGCAAGGCGGGATTTTTCAACACAGCGCCGCAAAACAAGCCGACTGGAGTAGCGGTTAGCGCGGCGGGCATCCACGCGGCGCTGGTAACGTTGGGATTGATTGCGGCATAGTACTGGACGGGCCAGCATGGGAGATCACATGATAGACGAAAAAATTGTAACGACGCTGCGCAAAAAATACAGGCTGTTCGTTGAGAAATCCAACGAGGCGCGGATGGTAATGGCACAAATCCAGGCAATTTGTGAAGTGGCGGAGTTGACGCCGGAGCAGGCTAACGAGATATTGGGGGTGGAGTTGTTTACCAACGCGAAAGAGGATCGAGATGAACAAAAATAAAATCGTCGCTCTTTTTGGTTCTGCACCAACAGCACCAGCACCTCCGGAAATCCCCTGGTATCTTGCCGGAGGTGTTCCGGAAGAGAATTGCTTGGCGGCATTCAATGGCATTGGTGCCAGAGACATCACGGAAGCTCTTACAAATCTGACTGGAAAATCTGGTGCAATTGTTACTGGTGATTGGAATAACACGAATTACCTGGGTGCACTTGTTACCAATATTCCATTTACTCAAGAAATGTCTTTGCTTCTACGCTGTCATTGGAATAGAAGTTGGTTTCCGGTCCTTCTAAGGGGAGACATTCCTGTAGAACCTGATTCTGTATATCTAATGCTGGCGGTGGATTATAAAGCAGGATTTTCTACTATCAGATATGGTTCTGAATATCAGTATATTCCGGGAACCACCTGGACAAGTGCCAACATATTCACTTTGACTAGTTCTTTATTTAGAGTAGACTCCGTGCTTCAAACAGATACGTTAGGTGCTCCTATTGCGTATACAAATATCTATCCAAATTTAGCGATAGGTTATTCTGCCTATGTAGACAACGAACAAGCAACCAGCTACACTATTCTTCCTTTAGATCAGCTTTCGATAGAAGCATTCGCGGTATACGATATTGATATAGCTCCTTATGCTCTCGATCTGGAAACTGCGATTTCAGAACTAACTGTTCCTGATCCCACAAGTTTTTGGTTTTATACACCTAGTGCAACTTGCATAGGAGCATATAAAGCTATTGGAGCTGATCCTACATATTCTATATACAACCTAGTCAATTATTATGAATATACACTAGCTGCCGCTGGAGAAAATGGATTTGACGTAGACCCAATCAACGGCTTTAGGCCTCTAGTGGACGGAATGTTAGCTGTAACTGGCATGCGATTTACAGATAATATGTCTTTGTTACTCCGAATTGGTGCCTCTGGTGAATGGGGGCAATATCTGTATCTTGCAAATTCTGGGCAGTATTCCATCTTAAGTAATTTAAAATTTGATACTACATCAGCGAAGTATGGGAATATGGATGGTGCTATATTCGCTGGACGAATTCAGTCAAACGACATTATAGTATATACACCATCAGGGTTCATGATAAATGGAGTTTTAAAAGTAGATGGGTACGGGACACTTGTTCCATCTTCTCCCAATCCATTCCTTGCGTTTTTCGGATATAGCGCCGTTACCAGTGAGGACATTTCAACGCTCACTCCTAATATGTACATGAACTTCAATATTCTAGCGTTCGCTGTGTATGAAGGTGATATTCTTTCTGACGGAGTAGCATTGAGTAATGCAATAGGAGCTTTAACATGATTTATGCAATTTGTTCTACCAATAGAACTGGATCATCGCTACTGTGCGAAATCCTGATGAATTCTGGCATTGCTGGCTATCCTGCGGATTTCACCAGCAGCCTCCACCTGGATCATTTCCTTCCAGAGTGCAAGCCTGTTAAACCTCTTACAAAACAGGTTGTGATCGAATTGATGCAGAAATATTCGACAAATGGAGTGTTTGGCATAAAGGTGCCATTTGTGGCCTATCAAGATGAGATAAAGTCAAACACCCTGCTGGACATCTTTCCAGAGAAGCCGAAATTCATATACACCCATAGGAAAGATAAGCTGGATCAGGCAATATCTTCCCTGATTGCAGTTCAAAGTGGTAAATACTACTCGTTTCAAAGTGCGCCGCTTCCTTCTTTTCAGTCGTATTCAAAAAAGAATATTGACACATTCCTGAACATTATCAATACTCAAGAGGAAGTATGGGAGAAATGGTTCAACGCAAATGACATAAAGCCATTGCGAATATCGTATGAGGAACTTGAAGCTGATCCCTCCAAAACAGTGGGCAAAGTGCTTCAATACCTTGATATTGACGTTGCGGATTTTGCCATGCCTTCTACCAAACTTAGGAAGCAAGCGAATGAAGTCAACAACGAGTGGAAGCACAGATATGAGAGTGGTGAATGAGATCGTGGTTGATTGTGGTTATGGTGGCATTGTGTGGATGTACTTCGGCATTAGCATCTACACCGACTCCACTGCCAACTCGATGGTGCGAACCAGTGGGATGCCACATACCCACAGAATACCCTAGGTACCATATATATTTTCCGCTGATATTAAAAAACCATTAAACTTATCGCCTAATGGTTTTTACTCCGACAAAACAAACCCCCTGCCTATGTCGTTGAGAGCAGTTCGTTAACCTGACGTACCCATTCATATGTATTAAATGATACGTCATTTGGATAAGCTGCTGTGGTTGATGGAGTCATTCGAACTATATGACTAACCATTGCAGCCAGCAGGTTTTCCATGGCCATGGTCTTAGACTGATCTTCATAAATTCGCTGGCGCAAATACACTGCTAAGTCGAGAACTTCTTGGTATGCATCCACCAAAGCATTGCGTCCATTAAAACCCTGTGGGGGTGATCCATATTTCTTGGTACCCATTTCATCGCGGGCTTTCATGTCATTGATAACCAATTCCCAAATGGGAGTGTTACCATTGTGCACCGGTTTTGGTTCGCTTTTATTTGGATCAAAAAAATTATCACCTTGTGGATATGTTGGCATGTCAATCTCCATTGTTGTTTGTATCATTTCTGCAGTCACGCGGGCGCATTGTGGGATAAGCTCATCGATGCGGGCAGTCAACAGGTCCGCGCGTGTTCGTTCTGCCAATATAGTGTTGAGCAACAATTCGACATCGTTTGGCGAGAGCTTCATGAAGTTCTGGTCAGCTTCACGGGCCTTCTTCTGGCGGTTCCAAAACTTTTGTTCGGTGTAAAGTAGTTCGCTCACAGATCACCTCCCTCTACTGCCTGGCCGTCCTGGGGCGGTTCGGGTAATGGCCGCCAGTGGGTAATATCACAACTTACGTCGTCTACCCAATCTAACCATTCTCCATTTTGATAGTATGCTTCACCATCAAACCACGGTCCTAATGCCAAAGTTCTAATTTCATTTTCAGGCAACCTTTCCCCTACGGGTATCCACCTGTTCGCCTCCCTCAGCGCATCCCTCTCCGCTTTGACGGTGGCGAGTTGTATGGTGAACCTGTCGATGGTTGAGTTCAGGCTGGATACAACCTTGATGTATGCGTCTCGCTCATTGGTTATGGTGGCAAGTTCGGCGCGGAGGGCATCATAAGCGGTTCGACTCATACTCACGAAACTTGCTGTCAATTTGTACTCGTCGCTCATTTTTTGCTCCTATGTATGATATGTAACCAATCGAAAAATTTCTTCCCAGTGTTTACCACATACACCGCAGGTACATTTGCGGTACAGCAGTGGTTTCGTTTCATCTTCCCTAAAAATGCGTGACCACACTAGTTGAATACCTTTGCAATAAGGACAGCACTGTCCTTGCCGTTGTACGTATTCTCTTGGAGTCAATAAAATTTCATCTTTATCCATGATACGGTTATCCTTTTGTGTTCTTTGAACTGTTCAGGTACTGACCAAGGTTACAGGCTAGGAACCAAGGTTATTGTTTATAAACTGTATTTTTAATAAGGCCTAACCTGAGCTGTTCTGTTAACGCTTAAGCGGCGTGTAACCTGAATACTGATGTAATTCGGCTTCATACCCTGCCGATCCTGGTTGATTGTTCATGATATGGTAATTCATTCTATTACCATTGTCTAACAACTGTATCAATATCTGACGTTTTGGATACCGTTTGGCAAGAAAAATAATTTCCCGTCTAATGCCTTTTGGTAATTCCATGTCACACCAGTGCCTTTGCATTTTTAGCTTTATGCCGTTTACGGATTCTTTTATCCCGGGCAAATAAGAAGGGCCGATTTTCTTTGAGATTTATGGTAAGATACCCAGCTGCAGTGGTTCTAGTCTTTAGTACCACGGTATGTGTAGCAGGTTCATAATCCACGATATCAAACGTTTTAGCGGTGTCTTCCGGTTTAAATTTTATGCGGACTACATCACCGATTGTTGGTGTATATACACTCATCATTTGTTAATCCTCATTTTATCTTGCAGCATTTTGATAACACCTGCTTGGTTTTCAATTCGTTCGAGTGCATCTTTCAATTCAGTAACGGCATCTTCTGCAATTTGTTTATATATTCGTTGTCCATGTTCGGCGCGCACAAGGCGGATGACCAGCAGGGTAACAATGATGATTATAACTACATCCGTTATTTTCATTGCCGTTTGCCTGCGCACTCAGAATAAATCGGACACTCTGCCCCGCAGTACATAGACAGTGGATTTGCACGGAACCGTGCCTCAGCGATATCCTGCCAAACTCCACGTACGATCTCTTCTATAAAGAGTAGTTCAGCGGGATCTCGTTTTGTTTCGAAAATTTCAAACCTGGGGTTCTTTGTTTTGGTTATGACCAAATGACGGAACGTCATATTATGATTAGTCATACCAAGCTGGTTCAACGCCGATAGATAAACCAAAGGTTGTAGTTCTTTAGCGGCTTTATCAGCATACCACATCTTACCTGCAGTTTTGAAATCCCATGGTATGCCGTCATCCGCTAAGCAGTCAATAAATCCGATGACACCTGGAACATCATCAAGTTTCCACTCAAACTTAAACTCAATTGCAGGTGTATCATTTACCACTGCTGGTGTGATTTGGTCTACGGTGGACTGCAGGTCTGTTTCAAATATTCGTACTCCCGTTTCAAAACAAACTTCTGGAGTTTCCTCCCAAATGGTTTGCTTCCACGCTGAATTCTTTTCGGCTTCTTTCCAAGCAATCGGCCACAGTTCCGCCATGTCTCTTGACTTGTCACGAATCCGCTGTTCAAGTACCGAGTGAACAGCGGAACCAAAAATAAGGGCTTCGCCCAAAGGACCCTGCAGGTTTCGTCTATACTTAGCCTGCCATCGTTTACTGCAGTCCAAAAATAAGGTGATCTGAGAATAACTTAAATGGATTGACATTATACCTCTTATGTTACATACATGTTGGCTTGTTGATTGAGTTTGAACCCAATGATGTAGGTATGTCCACCAGAACGATTTAGTGGTTGACCAGTAAGCGCTGAACATCTCTGAGTGAATTTGGTACGCGTCATTATGTACCGTTCACCTGCATCTCTAGACCAACCAACAAATGCTTGGTAAGCATCAGATGATTTTACTTTGGACGCTGAATGTTCTTCGGTGCATTCTTCCATAAACATCCGGACTATATCACTATCAGTTCGATAGCCTTGCACCGCAGCAGTAACTTCAGTCGGTTCACCGAGTCCCTGCTTTATCCACGCCTGCGAACCACGAACTAACCACGCCAAAATACCCTGCTGTTCGGCTGCCAGCAGTGCATCTACTTCACTGCGTGGTTTTCTCAAGTCTTTTGGAATTGATCGTTCAAATGGGATCAGTCTAATGCGATCCCAAATCGAGTTGGTCTGCGATCTGATAATCGGTTTCTCATTTGTTCTAACCCATAATTTAAATACGGGTTTATATTCAAACGGGTTTTTGTACTTAAAACAAGCCTGGACGGTATCACCGCCAGTCAACTGCTTCACCAAAGCTTCGGATAACTTTTGGTGTTCTTCCGCTTCATTCATCGAAACAAACCTGGCGCCTTGAAGTTTCGCTAAACTGCTGGACACTCGGTTATCCACGGTAGTTGAAGTAATGACTACCATGTCACTCATCTGCGAGTAACCCGTTCCCAGTATGTCTTGAACTGTTTCAAGAATAGTTGATTTACCGTTGGCTCCAGATTCTCCCCAACAAATGAAAAAACACCGTTCATCCACGGCGCCTGTTATGGAGTATCCCAAAGACTTTTGCATGAAGTCAATCAGTCCAAGGTGCCCATCAAAAATTAGTTCAAATGTTTTCTCCCAAAATGGACACGTCGCAGCGGGGTCATAATCTAATGGAACCATTTTCGAAATCATATCTTCTTTACGGTGTTTGTATAACTCACCGGTTTTAAGATCAATGGTTCCATTATTACAGTTCAACAGCCACAATGTTCTGAATGCGTCGATGTCTTCGGTTGTTTTACGTATCTGCGGAAATGTTGTTGCCAATGAAATGGCCGCTGAAATTGAACCTGCTGACAGGGATTTTATAGTCCACTGAATTGTTGCCGCTAACTCTTTTGCTTCATTTCTATTTGAAGCTTGCATCAATCGCTTAGCGGCATCATCTCTAAGCGCTTTCATGCAGGACATAAACAACTGCGATACTACGGCATCATCAGGATCGGGTTCCCATACTTTACCATTCCAGTGAAACCACCCCATACCTGTTACATAAATGAGATCCGCTCCATAAGTGTCAATCAACATCTCTGCATTGAACGTGTCTGAACGCTCGGAGACATCGATAACTTTCTTAGCTGCTGCCCTGTATGCACTATCTATAGTGGCGACTATTTCTGTTTCTGGTATATCACCATGTCCCTGATCATTTATCCATTTGGTAATCGCTGATACTGCAAATTCTTGCGTTGTACCCTGCTTTGCAAGCGCAAGTGCAGCATGGTATATGCTATTATTGCGATTACCTTTATCCATTTTTGCACCAACACTGCTGTAGTCTGAATCGTCTTGCGATAAAACCAAACTAAGCAACCATCCAGGTATTGGTAGTATTTCATAATCAAATGGACTATTTATCCATTCGTATTCCGTGCCATTTGGATGTACGCTGCCTGGTGCAACTACCTGACCATCGTTACCACGGATGTCAATACCTTTACCAACTTTACCGGGACTATTTCCAATCTCTTCTCCTTGTGGATACTGAAAATAGTAATGAGTACCACCAGTACCAGTACGAACGGACACGGTAGCAAATTTACCATGTCGTTCAATTAATTTGTTCCATGATATATCGCCACCGTTTTTAGGGTCTATATCAACTACTATGATACCAGACTCTTTACCGGTGGCTATACCCCAGTTACAATCTTTGTATTGGGCGGCCCATAAGCGTATCGTTGATTCGGTTACAGTTGCGCGTTCTTGCCATTTACCTATAATAGGAATTTTATTGCGCACCTGCAGTGGATGCATACGAAAGCCCAGCCGTGCCAATGTCAGTACGGCGTCTAATGAGGTCATTTAAACCTCTAGTCGCGAGTGCAAATAAACAGTGCATTGTTAGACTCAGCTGGAAATGGTACAGCAGCGAATACACGAAAAAATGCATTTGGCATAACCTCTTTGATTTGCTCCGTATACTCGTTCATAAATACTGCTGGCAGGTGATCCATGCGAATGAACGTACCCATTGCATGAACAATACGAAATCCAGCCTGCTCCAGCAGTTTTACTTTTCCGTTGTACGTCCACTCACGTGGCTTGCCGTCTGCATCCAGATGGTTATCGGCAACAGTGTCTGATCCACCGAGGTTCGGTGAACTCAAGAACATATACCCTCCAGGTTTCGTCCACGAGTATAACCTGCGGACTAACTCTGGAGCTAGAGACTTATCGATGTGCTCTAACATTTCCGTGCAGACTACAACAGACTTTGGTCTGATTGTAGACGGATCATCCACAACGATGTTCATCTGGATGAGTTCAACATCAGCACCATCAGGCAGGCGTCCTTCTTCGATCCATGAAGATTTTGCACGCAGGTCAATTCCAGTGTAATCAAACCCATCCATACCAGCGCGATTGCGCCATAAATACGTAAGCAATGGAAACCGACCACAGCCAACGTCCAGCAAGTCTGTAACTTGTTTGCGTTTTACGTGTTTCATAACAACGGCGTAACGGAAGACGTGTGCCATCCAGTCGGCGTGATCCATGAAACCATTATGAACGGCGTCGGTGGCATTTAGTTCGGTTAAATTTGAACCATTGTTTGTATTACCGATTACTCGAAAATTTTTAGTACCCATTGAAAGCTCCTTTGATGAATTACGCTTGTTGTAACGCAGCGAATGCCATGCGCTTCTCATTTGCTCTATGGCCAAGTAAAGCGTCTTTATCTACTTCACCGACTCCTTTTCTCCAATCTGCATTTTCAACAAATGCATTATATAATGCCCATGATGTATTTGCCAGATGCGGGGTTTCATCATTGAAAGCCCCAAACAATTCACGAACATTCACCTGCATAGTTTCTGATCGCTGTACGTAATAATCATAAGCTGCCGCGGCGGCAACGCCCTGCTGACGTATGTCGGCTAAGTCCGAATTACCTTCTGGTATTAGATCTACTAAACCCGCTTTAGCTGGAGTCTTTGGTTGCGGATAAACATAATCCAAAATTCTCGTAACCTGTTCGGCGGTGATTTTGTACTTAGCCATCATTTCAAACGCGCTGATGGTTGCAACCTGCGACGTTACCATTTTACCGATAATGTTCAGATTGAATTCAAAGTTACGGCCAACGCCACTGCGGTGGTTCATTGAAATGTTGACAGCTGAGGTTTTAAGCGCGGTCATCAGTGCATTGGTACACCGCAATCGTAGAGTAGTAAAAATGCTTTTGAGTGATGTACCACCATCCAAAGTATCAACCAATAAATAGTACATTTCAACGGGATCTTTATGAATCTCTATTCTACCGGCGTTGAGTAGAAAGAAAACTGTTTGACCGCCGTCTATTTCACCGATTACTTCTAATGGCCAGCGTCCAGTGATAGCATCTAGTTTCGCTGCTAACTCCGAACGTTGAATAATCTCGAACTCTTTTCCACACCTACCAAACGGCGTATAAACACCGCTGGTGTGATCCGGTACCCGCATAAGTTCGTACTTGCCAAGCGGTACAGCGGTGGGTTTGCCTTCGGCATTTCTTACTGCTGCGTACGTCGGTGCTTTTATAACTTTGAAGTCGGCACCAATCTCACGTAGTGCAAGTGAAGCGGGTATGGCCGTGTCGAACTTTGTACCCATACCTTCCCATATAGGACGACGAAAACCATCATTACGAAAATCGATTAGTGACATGTTAGTCTCCTTCGATATTGTGAAGCATAAACATACTTTCAAGTGCTGTTCGTGTTGGACAACCTTTAACAATCTCGCGCGCCCACTCTTTATATTCAGACCACGAGTGTAATTTGGGCATGAAAAACACTTCTTCGCGCCAATTTATACCACCATCATGATCTGCGTATATGTGAGCATTCGTCATGTTTACTTTAGCTGTTCCAGGAAGCAACCCCAAGCAGCTGGCCATGGCTTGTATAACCATGCCAAACTGAATCATGTCGTAGGGCAGTCCCCAAACAGCATCAGATGACCGCATTGTAATAGTGCAGTCTAATTCATTCGAATCCTGTTTGATATAAAACTGCATCTGTTGAGTACAGGGAATGGTATCTGGCGTATCATCATGATGCGCAATTAAAACAACTGCACGCCTGCTTGCGGGATCATTCTTCAACTCGTTGATTGCCTGTTCAAATTGGTTTACAGTTCGCGGTCCATAAAACGACGTTGGACCAAATAAACCAAGATTAACTTTTGGCGCCGCTGCTGATATTGCTAGTGGTTCAGCGATACCTCCAATAAATTGGAGGCCTTCAATAAAACCGATAGCAGGGTTATCGTATGGCCTGCGCCACGTCGTTCCGGGTTTGAAGTCGAAAGATGCATTGTAATTGACCCATGTTTGTTTCCCACGCGGACTTAGCCGCGACCCCTTAAGTATCGATCTTCGATATCTTTGATAATAGTTCATTGTTACTTCTCCATCCAGTATATTGTTCGATAGGTATGCCGAATCCGTGAAGCACTGTAATAGTCTCTTTAACTTTACTTCCGTATTCTTGCATATAAGTTACGCGTTTTACGCCGGCTTGAATGAGCCGTAAAGTACAACGCCAGCAGGGTATGTGCGTAGTGAACACCATTAACCCTTGAGTTGAACGGCCGATATATGCACACTGCAGTAGTGCATTTTCTTCCGCGTGGATTGCATTTATACAATGATGATCTGCATCTAAATTGCAGCCAACGGCGTCACAATGAGGAAATCCCCGCGGAGCACCATTAAAACCTGACGCGATCACACGATCATTGTCATCGTACAGCAGGGCACCAACTGCTGCTCGTGATGAGCAAGTACTGCGTCCCGCCCATGCGGCAGCAATCACTGCAAATGTACTATATATTAGTGGTCTCATTCCAAGTCTCCTCCAACCAATAAAGAACTTGACGAAGTTCATGCTGTATAAGTTCTCTGGACGCGAAAACAGCTTCTTCCATACGTAAACCATTTTTAAATGGAAGAGTAAAAACCTGTTGCATAGAATCAAATGAACTGGACTCCAAAAAGTTTTTGGTTTCGTTTCCAAAACCAACAATGTATTTACTCGCTTCTAACATGTAGTCGGATACATTGTCCAGCAGTGTCCAGTGTGCTACTAATGCACTGTCACCGATTTGACGCGCAAATGCAATACCGCTTTTTGTAGTAAACGGTAATAGATGTCCGGGTACCGCCGGTTTCTCTTCCAAATTATCTCCGATAAAAAGCACTCTAGAAAACGCTGGAACTCTACCGGGAAATTTTGACAGGATAGTTGCAGCCATCGTTGATACCGTTTTATTCATCCACTCTTCAGTATAATCATTCATAAGAGTTGTCCAACGAAAGCGATTAGCATACGCAGAATACGCCGTACGTTCGGCGTATACGTCAACAGGCAGATCAGTCTCATCATGCATGCCAATATTTAACCCTGCTAATGCGGGTAACATTATAATACCCATGCCATTGCCGATCAAAGCACGACGGTGTAACCATTCACCTAACCACGGATCGTTCGATAACCGACGATCACGGCCAAGCAGGTTTCCATATACGTGTTCTGATGGCCATGCACGATCCCAAATTGTAATACGTTGTCGCGCCTGCAGGTCTTCTTTCAAAGCCGGTGTATATTCACGATCGTCGGTCTCGAGTCTTCCCCACTTACGCAGTCTAACGTCGTACGTTAATGACTGAAGATACGAAGTTAACTTACCGATGAACGTCGTTTTGCCGGATTTTTCGGGTCCATCAATTACAATAATCATTGTTACACCTGTTTGTATTCGTCGCCATGTTCGCCGAGGAACCGCTCAATGTTGGTGATGCTTTTCTTTGCATAGGCTTCGGCCAACTCACCTGGTGTAATCCCTAAACAGAACAGATAATGAATGATAATTCCCTGAAAAGCGAGGATGTCAGCGAACTCATCGACAACACGATCTTTGTCGAGGTTCTTCATATCCTTCCAGGGCTTCCAATTCAGAGTCTGTAGGAATTCGGATGTCTCAACAATCATTGCCAAGGTATACGTTCTTATTGCATCTTTCGTTGGTAACATACCGTCTGCTGGAATTGCTCCAGAAACTGGAGATGACACGACTTTCTGCACTCGTTGCAAAAACGACAATCCCATAGCAAGATCATCTACAATAAGCTTGTTTTTCAAATTGGCTTTCATTTTAGCCATTGCTTCAATAACCGTTTCACGATGTGATACTGCCATTGTTTTCCTCTACGCTAACCAAAAATCTGGAAGTGAACCATCTTTATTGCGAGCAATTTCTGCTCGTACTGGACATTTACGAACAACCTTACTCATCCCGTCAATAAGAGCTTTTTGCAAATCGTTGGCGAAATCTTCAGCGATGTCATCAGGTACACAACACACTGCTTCGTCATGCACAACAGCGCCCATATAATCATCAAGACCTTTTTTACCAGCTTCGATCAAACCAAGTTTCATTCCAACTGCTGCAGTACCTTGCACTGTTGTATTAAGGATTACAGCAGGTGTAAACTTCCGTCCAACCAAAACCCTGCGGGCTTTGTTCGGCAGGGTTATTACCGCCACTTTGCGGTTCCTAGTTATGGCGTATGCTTTTTGTCGCATACCCCATAGACCTTGGAAGGTGTCGAAAAACGCTTTGAATAACATGGCGGCTTCTTCAAGTGTCATGTCACTGCCGTTGATGCGAGCGTACTCATAGAACCGACGGTAACTACCGCCGAACAGCAGGGTGAATACCATGGCTTTAGCCAATTTACGTTGCTTAGGTTTCACGTCGGACTTTTCACATTTGAAAACCTGCGACGCAATGGATGTATGGACGTCTTCGTCTTCCAGCAGGGTTATTAGTACATCATCATTAGATACATCCGCTGATATGCGAACTTCTATTTGTGAATAGTCGACTGATACAATTTTATGACCAGGAATGTGACCGAATACCCAACGTCCGTCTTTTGGAACCTGCTGCAAGTTTGGATCTGATGATGATACACGAGTAGTGTCAGCACCGATCTGCCAGAACCTGGCATGAATACGTCCATCCGCTTCAATGTGTTCCGCTTGCCAAACTTCAGATCCATACATCTCTGTACGTTTGTGTGGAGCACGCCAATCTAAAATGGCTTGTAGTAGTCTAGCGTTATCCGATTCAGGATCGAACAGTATCTGGTCCACAAGTATGTCATGTGCTGTGGAGTCCAGCTCAATTCCAATCGAATTTAACGCTTTGCGTAATTGAATTGGTGAACCGTAGTTGAACGTACCAAGCCGCTCCTTCATAAGAACTTCGGCATCAACTACACGTACTTCCATTTGACGCATGTATTCTTGAAGACTTGCATCGTCGATGGGTAAACCATTTAATGACATTTGTGAAAAGACGGGAAGCACTGCCATTTCCATGTCTAAGGCTGGAGTTTGTCCGCTGTCTTCGGCTTTTTGAATCTGTTCTTCAACCAATCCCGGCAGGACTAACACGTCAATCGCGGCGTACTTAATCTGATCAGGGCGCAACTGAGAGTTACGCCATCCACCGTGTTCTATGTTTTTGTCTACTTCGTAACCGGTACGACGACGTACCGACGCACGTAGTGATTTTGATACGTCACTACGGCCAGAAGTGGTAATGAGAGTTTCAGCAATAAGAGAATCATAATAAGAAGCTTTCTTCCACGGTATTCCAGCCAGTGCCAAATAATGAAGATCAAATGCCGCGATGTTATGACCAATAAACGTCCTGCTGGGTTTGAATAAATCGGTTAACCATGGTTGCGGATGCCAATCTTCATGCACACGACCAAGGAATAAAGTCTTTGACTCGGGTTCGTACATCTGCAGCAATGCAATTTCACTGCGAAACGGACTTAACCCAGTTGTTTCCAAATCAAAAAAGATCCTGTCCGCTTTGTGGAATGCATCAATAGCCTGTTGAGGAATTTCATCAACAGGCGTAAGCACTACGTTAGCGGCGTCGTAAAGCTTATCTGCATCCATTAATACACCGTAACCCAATCGGTAACTGTAGCCAACAGGTGGTCATAATCACTTTTCATAGCAGAGGCACGAAAAGTAGAAATTTCCACTTCAGCGATACTGGCTTTACGCATAGCGGCAATAACTGCTCCAAGTATGAAAAAAGCATTACTGTCCTTGCCGATCAATTTCACTTTAACATTTGGATATTTGGGTCCATTACTTATGGTTTGTTCTGACACGTTATCCTCTTTTTAGTTTCCGGATTACAGATCCCGGAACCCTCTAGTGTAAGCTTACGCCTTGTTCAGGTCTGAATTATCCGATTTACATACCCACTGCTGCGCGAGCGCGAGCGAGCAGGTCTGCATCCGCCTGAGTCGGCTGAACGACGATCTGATAGAATGTGCCGCGCTTGCCGGACTGTTTGCTGCTTCGCAGTTTAACCATGAAGTTACCAAGTCCACGCTGCGCTGCCATCGTATTGAGTGTCTTGCCAGCTTGAATACTGGTCCGACGGAATTCAACCAGAGCCATAGTTTCAAACTCAGAGACGTACGTGATGTACACATACGAAAATACGCACTTAGGAGGAATACGTTCCCCCTTAGCACCATCGCTCCACTGATTCATCGGACACTTGGAGCAGTCTCCGCCTGGTTCGCCGATACCAGCAGTGGCATCTTCTGATTTGCAGAGTACCATGCCTTCATCATCGCGCAGTGCTCGGTTACGAGCGAACAGCAGTGGGACAATCGTGAGTTCAGGAACGGACTCGAAGCCGGTCATGAGCCACTCACCAGGTTTGGCGGTACCGTCTTGGACTTCACCAGTCAGGCCTTGTGCCAGGCGCAAGCGCGGAATGGTCATGTCTTCAGAGGACATGTCCAACACATTGCTGAAGTTGGCCAGTTGAATAACGCCGTGGGAACCACCTTCAATCACGTCAAGTTCCGCACCGGGAGTAACCATGGCATCAAAGCCAGTCGGTTCCTCTTTGGCCGGTTCAACGATTGTCGGTTTAGTGGGCTCGTTAGTCTGATTAATATCTTCCATTTTTACCTCTTTTGTTTTGATTTATTTGATCTCGATTTGTTATTATCGTATCCCAACAAAGTACACAAATATCATTCCATAATCCCTCCTTGCTATATGCCATAAGTACGTTATCACCGTATAAAAGTAAGGCGATGTTTGGCTCGGGTAATGGCCACGTACTTAAGATTTTTCTCTTGTTCACGCGCCCACGGTGTTTTAGCCATTGGGTGCGGTATCAAGTCAGGCCGTAGCAGGAACACATGATCCGCTTCCGTTCCCTTTGCTTTGTGGATTGATGAGCATGTAATGCCGCTACTCTCATCTGCGAAAATATTCTGAATGCGGAACAGCAGTGCATCAACGGTGTTGAGTCCTTCAACCAAAGCGATGATGGTATCCCGTTGATCTTGCAATGCCGATGCCGGACCCGGTTTTTCAGCGGCTAAAAATTTCATAACTTCTTCATCGACGAAAGTATTCATTGACTTTAGAAAATCGTTCAATGTTGACACCAAAAATTTCCGGCGTATCCGCTCAATTAATGCCTGCAGTGATTTTCCAATGTCGCGCCCACGTACATAGGCTTTTTTGCCATCGGCGATAAGCATGAGTGCAAATTTAACTAGCGGTGCATTCGTTCGGCACAACACCAAATCATCATATCTTATGATTTCGGATACTTTTGTATCACGTATATCGTCGACTATACCATCAGGTGCACCGTCGCGGCATTCGATTTCGGGTACAATGGACTGGGCTAGTTCAATTATTTTACGATCGCAACGGTAGCAAATACTGAGCGGCAGTTCAAAGGACCCGATCTCTTTGGAGAAGTCATCCATAGCATCTACACCAGCGCCACGAAAAGCATAGATAGATTGGTTGCGATCGCCTACGGCGAAAATCCTGCCGCCATTTGAAATAGACCGTCGGACTAACGATACCTGAGCAGGGTTCATGTCCTGCCGCTCATCAACGAACAGGGCATCCAACTTATAAATACTGCAGTGGCCAATAGCCGGCAGATAAACCATATCATCGAAGTCAACGACGTTATCCTGCTCGTTGGACTTGTTGAGCACTACCTGTGCATTATGCACTACCTCATCGACTTGTTCTGCATCGACGAGTATTTCAAAACGAGTCATCAGGTAATTGAAATCGGGATACTTGGTATCTGTAGTCTTCGCCAAGCTGACTAGCCGTAGCGTAGGTGATTCCAAGTCAGGATTCATATTAGGAATACTGCGATAGATGTCGCGGCATTTAGTCTGCACAATCGGTAAACCCGCACTGCCCGGGTGTGCTTGACGATACTGCCAGTTCAGATTACGCAACCCGTGCGCATGAAATGTCTTGGCAGGTACATTCGACGGAAGTCTGGTTTCCAATTCAGTTTGAATGATTTTATTGAAAGCCATAAACATAGACTTCATGTTGGGGTCAAGTATGCCCGCGCCTTCGATTATGGTAGTAGTCTTTCCTGACCCCGCTTTGGCTTCCAATGTTATATTGTCCGAAGTATCTCGGACAGCATCGAAAAAATCCTGTTGATATTTGCTGAATTTCATATGATCTCCATTTGTTCTCAATTCGATCTAAACTTTATCATAGTAGTATTATACTACATCGGACTAACGTTGGGACACTGTCCATTGTCATGTATTTGACATGACCATTATCCTCCGTTTATATTCGAGCAATGCTAACGACACCAGCGTCGATAGATTGATTCAGTACTTGCTCGCCTTTGTTGAATGCCAGCACTTTGTAAGTTGACAATTCTTTCGGCGTAAGTATTACGTCTATCGACGCCCAGCCTTCCACGTGATTGAAGATGTTCAGACGCATCAGCAGGGTTCCATCTGGTGCGAGCACGTCAATTGACTCGGCGTGATCCGGTGTAACCACAATTCCAAGCCGATGGAAGAAGCTGTCATGCGTTGATATTACTAATTGCGGCACGACATTCTGCGGATTCTCTGGTAGGTTACATACGCAGGGGTTTATCATTTGTGCATCCTCAACGCATAAGTTACTAGAGCCATACCAGCACCAAAAATTACAACGAATAGCAGCATAATTACAACTGCTGATGTTAATGGATGAACATCGGAACCAGTGGCTGGAAGTAACATATCAGATGTAGACGTAGGGTCACGATGGACATAAACCTGGGTGACTGTTGCCGTGGCCTGTGGATCGGGTTCGCCGTCTGTTGGTGCCACTGTGGGATCATCACCACCTGGCGGTATAGCAGTAACAGGTGGGATCAATATAACGGCAGTTTCAGTTGGAGTTATCTGAGTTTCTGTTGGAGCCGAAGTCTCAGTCTCTTTAGGTACTTCCGTTGGAGCAGCGGTTGGTAACTCTGGTGTATCGGTGAAATCTGGCGCCGGAGAAGGAAGTTCCATTGTAGCCGTAGGCGGAGGAGGTGGTACACAATTCAAATCACCAGCCTGACATCCGGTATCTGGGATCTGCGCCATTACAGCGAATGCGCATATCAACAAGAAAACGACTAGCAGTTTTTTCATAAACGTCCTCCAAAAGCGAAATATGTGCAAAGCCCGAGAAGCCCTAGTAGTAGCAAAAAACCAAAGCTAAGTACTATTGCAATGCAAGTACCACCCGCGGGTTGCAAGCGTATCGGAAACCACTGATCACTATACTTTCTGTCTTTCATTTTTTGCGATTCAACTTTCGTGATTTACGCGCTTGTTTTCGCGCCTTCTTGGACTGCTCATGCGATGCCCGAGTAATGCCAACAGGCGATGACGGTTCGGCAAAGACTCGACGGCCTCGTTGTATGGCCATCATAATACGAAGCTTTTCGATTTCGTCGTCTGTGGTATCGACAGCAGGGTCTTCAACCACAGGTATTTTATATTCCTCATCCATATGAACTCCTTTATCTAATTGCACCGTTGTATCGAGTGGCCCAAGCACCTAGGTACTTTAGGGTTTCGTTTAACGTACCATTACCTGGTGAGAAAGCGGTTTTGCCAATTAAACTACCACCAGATACGACAACCGGAATAATTCCGTATTGATCACCAATTTTGCATACCCAGTAAAACTTGCCTTTTTCGCGCAAGTCTTTCCATGTTTGCCACGGTCCGTTTTTATTGCAAGACTCTTCAATGTCCTTCGCTTCCGGATGCTTCTTAATACCGTGGTCAGAGATCTGAACCTGACGACTTGCGGCAGCTGGTAATGCCGGAGCATTGCGCACAACAACGCTAAACAAAAAAGTCAGACAAGCGACTATCAGCAGTAGAAACATTTTCGGTGAAAGTATTGCGGTCATTGCAAACCTCCATCAAAACCATCATCAAGATTGTCCCAACCCATATCAAACATTCCGAGACGAACAACTTCGTCGCAGTCCAGCAGGGGTTGACAGTAGGGAACCTTAACCTGCATGCCTGCGATGGTGTTAGTTTTGTTTGGATCGTCGATGTTGATGGCAGCGACGAGGCGGACTACACTGCTTTTCTGTTCCCATAAGTACGCTTCGCGGGCGTGGACTACATCGGAGATCGATAGCGTTTTTCTCCAAGCCGCTGTGAACAGGTCTGCGGCGAGCGAACCCCACTTGAGTTCAATTTCTTTCTTGGTGTGAACCATTGCAAACTCCTTATATTGGATTTTTTACAATACATATTACAATAGATACACCAATAACAATTGAAACCAATAAAAATATTAATTGTGGATTAGCCCACAATAATTTGAACAACAGCGCAGGCGACCACCGAAAGTATAATGATAATGATAACAACTGCTGAACGAGTAGCGTTCGTAATCGACGTACGTACAAATGGATCATTCACTTCATCATCTCAACAAATAAAAGAACAACGGCAATGAGTCCACAAGCTAGCGCAACCATTATCATAGTTGCGGTGAGTTTTAAATTGCGAAATGGTAGGCATATAAATGCTACCAACAGGAAAAATAATGTGGCCATAAGCCAATATATATCAGGAGTAATGGTGTTCATTGTACCTTTGGTATCGGAAACATTACGTATGAACCATGTAATGGCAGTTTATTTAATAATTGTAGTTTTTCATATTCGTACGGATAGCCACCGTATTCAATGGCACGTAAACGCTGCAGTGGCATGTAATGAGCAGCGGCTTGTTGCTTTTGCGTTATACCTTTGTAGTATCGTATGCAACGGATTACGTTGCCAAAGTGTATTACTGATAAGTCGATGTTGAATGTATCATCATGAACCAAATCATTTAATGTGTATATCGGATGTAGACATTTAACATACCGCGCAGCTAGTTCAATTCCAACGTACTGCCGACGTTCTGTTCGAACTACATTTCTAGGATCAATGAAAATGAGTCCCGCTTTTGCTATATCCAACTGTGTGAGTCCTAACGATATTCTTGCCATTGCAAAAGAAAATCCAAAGTGCATTGCAGTATTCCTTATTGACGAGCCGGTGTCCGTTTCTCTACGCAGGGGTGAAAGGAGTAAACATCCCCTGCTATCCGAAACGGTACGATTTTATAGCGTTTACACCGGCTGTTTGAATAGGAGACTTCGGTACCAAAAGCATTGTCCACTGTACTTGTGGTTTGTCTGCAACTACGCTTAGTACCCAGATCAGTTGCCAATTTTTCGTCTCCCTGCTGTCTCAGTCCACTGGGGGTAGTGGTATATTCCTAGTTTTAAGGTTCGGTTTCCGCTTTAGCGGCTTCAGCTTCATATTCTTCATTCAAATGCCGGACCAGTTTGTTGATGTCACCGGTGGTGTGGGTGATCATCCAATGATCGACATATGCCGGAACGTCGGATTCATCGATGCGACCATCGGCCACCATACGATTGAGCATGTCAACCAATGTGTATAGTTGGCCGGCCAAAGCCGCCACTTGTCCAACCATTGAATCGCATGAAGAATCATGATAGATCTGATTGTATTCCGTAAGAACCCATTCAGAACGATGCGTAGTAGTGTGTGGTTTACCACTAGGGTAAGCCTTTGCACAGTGACCACCGCAGCATTCAGTGGTATCAATTTCATAAAGTAATGTTGGCATTGGTCCCATTCCTTGTGGGTGTAGAAGTCCGGCCGGAACAAGTGGAAACCTGTCCGGCCGGACTCGACGCGGGAAGGATACCCGAAGTCTTAGGCGTGATCGACGATAACAGTCTCGTCAGCAGTCGCGGCCGCAACATCAGCGGTTGTTTTAGCGACTTTTTCTTTCTTCACTTTCGGGGTCTTGACCGGACGAGGATGGGTCTCGTCAAACCAGCGATCGTCGGCGGCGATGATGCGACCAACCTCACCAGCGGACCTGCCGGCCAGAGGGCGCAGGTATTCTTCGGACATAAAGTATGCAGTGTTAGCTGCACGATTCAGCGAGTAAGTCTCGCCGCGGGTGGAGCACTGCATATACTTACGCAGGTAAGAAGCGGTGATGATCACACCGCTATCGTTGTGGATACCCCACGGATTCGGACCTTCAGGAAGTTTCGGTGCTTTGACCTTCGCTTCGCCGGCGGGTTTGGGGGCTTTCGCTTTCTTTACTTTGGCCGGGGCAGCTTCAGTCGCCGCTGCTTCTTCCGCCATGATGGCGTCCAGGCTCAGGCCGTCGTTGTTCAAGCTGTCTTCAATATTTTCCATAAAATCTTTCGCCATTGTGAACTCCTTGGTTCGTAAAAAGGTTGGATACGATGCCTGCTCGGCAGGTTTTTGACTATAGAATAATTATACTCCCATTTGACCTCCAGTGTAACTAACAAATGTCATGCAAGTAACATGACCATTGTCACGCGTTTTCCGCGGGGATCGGCGACAAAGGTTGCCAATGAGTTATCCACGAATACATATCACCGTGGTAAAACACACCGTCGGTAGTAGACCATTGTGGTATTGACGCAATGTGATACGCCACGTGACGACTGTTATTAGATCCGTCGAATACCAGTACCCGTTCATAATCCAGCGGCAGGGTTTTACTAACTGGAACCCATTCAACGAATTCTGCGCGGAGTGCAGTCACACACTTTTCGAGATATGATTCTTCTTGAACAAGGTCAGATCCCCATCGTCGATTTGCTTTAACGGTTTGGGCGGCTCGGATTACTTTGTCGATTAGCAGGTCTATACCCGTTTTCATTTAACGGCCGTTCTTTTTCTTCTCGGCTTCACGACGTTCACGATTGGCGATCTGTACACGAATGTCTTCGCGTCCATCATCACGTTTGGTAGCCACATCGCGGGTGTCAGTCTTTGGTGCCTGCTGTGGCGGGGTCTGGGGTTTGGTTGGCATGTGTAATCTCCTTTGGAAGTTTGATTCGCATCTGGTCATGTCGGCGGATAATGAACCGCCGAGTCGGATCAGTTTTTAAATACGCGATACACGCCTGTTTGTAATGCACTGCTGGTGTTGGATTAGAAATTGCAATGCGTTTGTTGCAAATCCTACACTTATACACATCGGATGCGTACAAAGCACTGGGTATGCTACTGTTGTCCATCGTCAGCAGTTGTATGCCATTATATTCGACGATCATTTCTGCTTCACAGTCAATACATACTGGATACATTATTCCTCCACTTCTTCATCGGCTGGATTTTTTGCGTATTGTGCAGCGTATTCTTTAGCTTTCATTTTCAATCCTCCGGATGGCTTCGTGCAAGCAGTAGTTGAAGTGCCGGACTACATTCCTTGCCATAAGGATAGAGTTGCCTGCAACCATTACCCAGCCGTCTGGCGTAGCGTCTGCAACCTGGGTAGCCGGAACAGTTTCTGACTCTGGCCAAGCCAAATCCCGAATCGTGACAGTTTTGTCTTGAATTATGACACGGCCTTTACAACCACCATTCTTCGCTTCCGAACACGTGCATTTGAAGGTGTGTGGTTTGTCATAACCATATGCATAGTCGCCGATGTTTACTTTTCCAGTCGCCATGGTTCGTTGTCTCCTTCGTCATCATACTCGTACCCTGCTTTATCGTTACGTGCATTGCAGTATGCGCAAGTACCGAAGTCGTCTTCACCCTGCGGCGGCATAGGGCACGGATTACCGCAGTTGAAACACGGAATGTAGTAAACGCATGTCAATGCAACTTTGATGCAGGCATCTACATCGGCTACCAATTTCCAATACAGAGCAAACGGCAGCAGGGTTTCGTTGGGGGATCCCTCATTTATGCGGTAGCAGGGTGTTTGGATGAGTTCACCATCGGGCAAGGTGGCATCACGCATTTCGAGGGTGGCCGGTAGTAGGTCACTTGGGTTTTTATCAAGCGGGGTCATAGTCAATCTCCCAGATTGGAACGTGTAAGTCACCATTGAAAATGGAAATTGTGGTGGTAGTGACTACTGATTTTACAGCATCCACACATTCAACCATACTGCCGGGCAGCAGGTTTTCGCAGGCTTCTACGATTATGGAAGCTTCCAAATAACTTTCAGTGAACCACGGGACACCGGCCATAGGTTCAATAAATTCTTTGACATATGCTATCCGTGGATTGACATGCGATATGATTATCACATCTTTCACGAAGAATTCTACACCAGGACCTACGTCCACGTGTACCATATATCCGTCTTTGAGCAAGGTTTTTGGCATATTACACCTCAAATGAATATTCAGTGGTGGTCGTAATCACACGGGAAATTGGTACGATTATAACTGTCGCCGACACAAACAGTTGATTTAAATGCGTCTCAACTTCTTCTGCAGCTGAACGATTCGCAAAAACAAACGGCGGTTCTTCGCTTTCTAAGTGTATTGAAGACGCCACAAAGTCGTTGTTGCAGTCTTGTTCTATTCCAGTGACAATTAAGTCTACGCCAGGAAAACCGATGCACACGACATATGCAGTAGAGTCGCGTCTATCGACTGGTGGATTAATCATTTTGGACCCCAATTCATCAGGTGTTCGTCGTCCACCAAATCAGCGGGGTTGAATGGATCATCACTTAAGCGAGGATCGTCTGCATATTCGGATAAACGACAGGCGGAGTCATAATCTGATTCCACGTTTAAGTCGATGCCTGCTGTGGCGAGTGCATCTTTGGCGAGCAGCAGGATTTGATCGCCGATAGGCAGTCCCAGTTCAATTAGTTGGACCAGGTCAAATAGGTGGGTGGCGAGTAGTGGGGCTGCGGCAGCGAGGACAGCGTCGGTTTCCTTGCGGAAGGGAGCGGCGTGTTCGCGCCAGCAGGCTACATCATAGTTGGGAGTGAAGATTTCCCATCCTTCATGGCGGATGATGCCGCCGGAAGGGTTGAGCTTGCGAGACTTCCACGGACCGGGTGTAGCGGTGGGTGGATAAGCGGGTGGTTGCAACATAGTACTCCTTTGCGGTTTATTCTGTGGCATTCATTAGCTCCCAGATTTCGTACAGTTTGGGACAGCTGGTTTGGAATACATCAGGCATTGGTGTTTCATCACCGACAATAGCATTCAACGCGTCTCGGAAGTTGGTTAACGCATTGAGGAAAATGTATCGATTGTGGTTGTACCGGGTAGCAACCAGTCGATCCTCGTCACCAAACTGCTCAGTGAATCGGATCATTTTGATTGGTACAATAGACACCGCATAAAACCAAAAATGTGCATTGTCATCCAATGCACCACACGGTATGAATTCTCCTGGAACCCATGTACCGACGCCATCATTGTAATATCCCCCTTTGTATTCGGAGGAATATGCAGGAGTGAACCGCCCAACAGCATATGATAAGTGATGACTTTCATGCGCATCTCTAGGATGTACGGCAATAACAACGCCATCGAAGGATTTCAATTCTTTTGGGGTTTGTATACCGGAGGGTGTTTGCACAGCAGGTTTTCCTTTCAGTTTGTATCGTTTTCGAACATTTCTCGCCAGCAGGCTTCGATGTCCGGGAAGCGTTAGAGTTGGCCGGTGCGATAGGCCCATAGGGTGAAGCATAGCGCGAGCATGAGCATCCACGCAATGACGCCGTAGATAATGACGATGCCATATTTGCGGTAGGCCAGGATGGCGGATACGGCGAACAAGACAGCGAGAACCCATGCAAATGTAGTCATTTCGAATCTCCCATTGGTTTATTCTTCATCATGTAATGATTGTAACACATCGGGTGGTCGTTGGAGAACAGACCATTGTCATGTTTTTTATATGACCATTGTCCTCCATTTCATGATAGGAAAAACCACAGCAGGGTGTATACTATGATGATGATTATGCCGATCCCGAGTAGTTTGCAGATGAGAGTGAAGAGGGTTGAGACTAAGTGATTGGTGAAGTCTTTCACGGGATCGCCAGCAGGTGTATTCGCGTGGGCGTGGGAGGGTCCTTCGAGAGAGGCGAGAGCGGCGGCCAACTGCTGGGCGGGTGGTATGTCGGGGTTGAAGCGATCGTAGAGGCCGGGTGCATCATTTGTGGGTGGTGTGTCAGTCATTGGAGTCCAACCCGTGGATGCCGGAGTTACCGTTGGAGTAGTTGCCGATTTCCCGTTCGTTGAAGATGACGGTGAAGTTGCCAGCGTAAACGAAAGTCACGAACCGGAGGGCGGGAACCGTTTCGATGAAAGCCAGGTGCAGTTCCAGGTCGTTTGTTGGGTGGTGTGCATTTATGCGATTGACTTGCGCGTTGGTGAATGTGTAGGAGTAAGATTCTCGCTCCGCGAGGGATTGATGCAAGTCGTGCTCTGGTGCATTACACGCGTCACAGCAGTGCCAATTACATTTGCATTTTCCGTCCTGCGGACGGAAACCAGAGACTAGGTCTCCGATGCGGAGGAACCATTGGGGTGTACCACAGAAGCGGCAGTATTCTTTCAATGGAACATTGGCGCGGTGGTCGCCGTCCAGCAGGTTTATTGGGGAGAGTTGGGGAGAGGGAAGGGTGGTCACGGGAGTGGGTCCTTTGTTGGGGTGGGTTGGGGCGGTGAAATTTTTCGGTTTACCGGAGGAGTGAGTAGTTGGAAGACGACGTACTGGTGGGGTTTGTAGTGGCGGGCGGTCATGCCGGTGGTGACGTCGTCGAGAGTGTTCCACACGTGGATCTTCGGTCCATCTGTGATGGGATACCCCTCGATAGACACGCATACGAAGATGGGCATGTGGGCCGGGACGGCAGGTGTAGTGTTCGCGGGAGCGGGAGGGGGTGTATTAGTCACGAGGCCTCCGGAAGGGGGTTGCGAATTGGGGTTGGTTGGGTTTGGTTATTGGGGTGATGTCGGCTTCATCGAAGTTGATGACGAGTTGAGTACCAAGTACATAGTGACGGACGAAGGCGAAGGCGGGTAGGATGCGTTGGACAGCAGTGGGTTCGTTTACTTCGCCTTCGTTGAGGATGCGGGTGATGGCTGAGTATTGTTTTTCAGTCATTGCATACCAACCAGGTGTGCGGCTTACGACGACGGTGTGTTCGCAGTGCTCAAGGCGCCGGCAGGCCGGGCAGCAGGGTAGATGTGCGGTGCACATTCCCCACCGAGTGTTTTTGTAGACAGGGGTGCCTTGGGGAATGAAGCGACGTGGTTGGCCGCAGGTGCGGCACATGATCAGCAGGGGGATTTTAGCAATCATGCCTGGCCGATATTCTAGCAGTGTCATTGGTTCCATAGTAATTCTCCGGGTGTGAAATGTAGAACATTTGTCTTGGGCAGTTATTACTTTATAAGGCCTGATTCTATACTTAAAGGGTAAGAAAATTGATTTAGAAACTTAATAGAAACAGGCCTGCTATCAGAACAACTGCCCAGGACATTTGTTCTAATTGACTGCTATGCAGCAGTTTGGCTTGAAAAACCTGCCGTTGGTGTGTCATTTGACTCCAAAAAACCTGCGATCGGTACACAAATTTGGCAAAGTAGTTTTCTTGTAATAGAGATGCTCCTTCTAAAGTTATCGTTGTAATTTTCTGGTAGCCTTTACTGTTCATGGATTTGAGTTCAGGCCTTATTTCAGAAAACTTTTCTGTTTTTTACTGAATAACTGCACAACTGCCCAAGACAAATGTTCTAATAATCTTGGGCAGTCGGTATTATTTGGCCAAGTCGAGCTTCCAGATGAACAGCGCAACAAGTCCGAGTCCTAGCAATTGCCATACAACATCAGGCATTGGGTTATCCTCTCAATCGTAGTAGTCCGAGTTTATCCAATAGTACGAACAATACGCAGACGGCGAGTAAGCTTGCGGCTTCGGTGCTCATTGCGGGATGTCATTCTTGTTCACGAAGCTGAATGCACCAAACAGTACGATGATTACGGCTACGGCAATGTATATTGCGATCATGGTATTATCCTCTCGATTTGTTCTCAGTTTGTTCTCGGTGAAACGACTATAGCCCGGCAGCTCAGTTCAGCAGATGCCGGGCTATATGGGTGATTACTTTGATGCGTACTTGATCATGATGCGTCCGAGGCGTTTGTGGCCGCAGACGAGGTACCAGAACTTCCAGAAATTAGCGATAGTCTTCAGCACAACTAGCACTGCTGGGTCTTTCGCCAGTTCGGCAAGTTCGCTTTCCGCGAGTTGGGTGTTCAAATCCCACTCAGCATCGGTTACAGGGCGTTTGACAGCTTGATCACGAAAGTCAGACATGTTGAGTCTCCTTTGTCGAAGTGCTTGAGTATGGGTAGCATCTTCGCGCTCCCTCACTCCGTGGAATGAGGATGAGCAAAACTGCTACAGCGTTTGGGCCGCGGTCCCGGTGCCCGGATCCCTGCTGTCAGGTAATCCGGGTCACCGGTGGAACGACCGGGTGGAGCCGATTATTCAGATATTCCCAGGGATTTCGCCAGAGCATCGATGGCATCGGTCTTGCTTGCCACGATATCTTCCATCTCAGCCTCTGCCTGGGCTTTCTTCGATTTCCCCTTGGGGGCTTTCGCAATCGCAACCGGCTCGCCAGCGGGCCCGCTCACGATTTCAATTTCCGCAACCTTCGCAACTTCGGCAGCCAGTTCAGCGTCGTCCACGACCACTTTCTTCGGGGTCCAGACACCGTCGATGAGTTCGAACTTGGTCATCAGTTCGGCCATCATCGCGGGAGTTACCCGGTCAACCGGTGAGCCGGCGGACTTGCGAGCGGCGGAGCGGCCAGCGGCCTTGTCGGCATCCGTCCGTCCCCACAGTTCGCTGAGCGACGCGGCCTTGCCAACCTGCGAAGCCGTCTTGCCGCGCTGGGTGGCGAGGAATTCGTCGGACATGAAGAACGCGAAGTTCGCGTCGCGGTTCTGGGTGAAGCCGTCACCCGAGCGGCACCAGCACTGGATGTACCGGCGGAGGTAAGCATCGGTCACGATCTCGCCCCGGCCGTTTTTGATCCCGTACTTGTTGGCGTTGTCGTCGGTCTCGCTCGCTGCGAATTTGACGAAGGTCTTGGTGGTTCCAGCATTGTCGGTCATTTCAAATCTCCTTTGAAAGATTGGACTGGGAGAATTCCCATTCACCTGCCCAGCAGTTGCACGGTGGGCCTTGCGGCAATTGGCACTGCTGAGCACGTGGGTGGGAACTCACCACCCAATTGTTATTCGATTTTTAAGGTTCGGAAGCTGGGGAAAATCCCCGTTGCTTTATTCTTACAAGATCATTGTACCATATTGAGTGATCACTGGGGAACTAACATTTGTCACGCAATGATCACTCAATTGTCACGCAGTTTAGAACGCGGTATTGAACCAATCTTTGAACTCAGCCACGGTGTTGAAATACAACTGGACCAGTTCCAAATTTCCTTCGAGACTCGCAAAATCTTCGAACTTATCAACGCAGTGTTTTGATTCGGATGCTTCGGTCACAAGTGAAACATTCTCAGTTTCGATAGTGAATTCGAATTTATTCCCGTTTTCCTCGGCAAGTATTTCGATTTTCATTGGGTTCCCTATATGTTTCGCAGATTGTTTTTCTTTGCGCAATCGACGCAAACGTCGATGTCGCGCATGTTGCGTACGCAGTGTTTTATGTACGTCATCGAGAAGCCATAGTTGCAGATTTCGCAGTAACCTCGACCTCCGTCCGAACTGTTCATTGTGTCTTGCCGGATTTTCTCCGGACTTGCATAGCCGCGACGCCCAGACTTACCTCGCGGTAAATCTACTATTCCATTCTGACTCGGATAAGATACTCGATTCCAATTATTCATACTCTACTCTCTTTCGCAATCTCGAATGTTCGATCATATTTCTTATTATACTCATTATAACGCGCAATATGATTGAGTGTAACGTACTAAATGTCACTCATAAAGGCTTCCAATATCATGGTTTATTACGTGACAAATGTCAGGCATCGGGCCATGACGTCGGGCAGTGACTCACGTGACAAAGGTCACTGCTGGGCCGACAGACTATGCGTCGGCGTGCGCCCCGACGCTTCGCTTCAAAAAGTATCGGGGCATCGGGCCCCCACGATCGAGTAACTCGCACGTCCGCCACGGGCGGAATACCCTCAAAATGAGGGTCCCGTAGCGGGACCGAACTATTCAATTGTCGGGTTAGTCACCTCCCCGATATTCTGTTACCAACCCATAACTTTGGCGAACAACTCGATACCATGGGCACTGGGCCCTCCCATCGTGGGGACGTGGAGCGAAGCACCAGCCGAACCGAACACAGTCACTAGGACTAGATACGCAACGCCCAGCAGTAACATAACCAACAGTAGCTTTTTCATTGGGAACTCCTTCAAAAGTATTGGGCCTCATCGGCACCCGCACTCACGGGTGGACCGGGGATCGCACCCCCGGTTTCGGCCTGTATTACTGGGCGTCAACCAAGCTGGCGTTCACGAAGTCCTTGCGGGCGTCGCGGGCGGGTTTCGCGGGAGCCGCGTTCCAGCGGGGGGACAGAGAGGCGAATTTCCCGATTTGCGAAGCCGTGGCACCCGGGTGGGCGGCAAGGAACTCGTCGGACATGAAGTACTCAATGTTGGCCTTGCGGTTGTGGGTGAACCCGTCGGACACCCGGCACCAGCAGTGGATGTAGCGGCGCAGATAATCTTCGGACACGACATCGCCATCACTGTTGACGATACCAAACCGATTCAAACCAAACTTCTCGAATTTCGTAGCCATGATGATCTCCTTTCAAGATCAGAGGGGGGGGGGGGGAGGTAGTTTTTTTTCAATA